ACCCTTACCATTCAAGCCGCTAACCCCGGCGCATGGGGAAATACCCTTTCTGTAACGATTACTAACTCTGTTACAACAGGGTATGTAAACCTTACAGTTGCTCAAACAATCGGAACAGCCGTAACAGTTCTTGAGTATTACACAGATTTAAGCATGGATTCAACCGATAATCGTTACATTATTCAAGTTATTAATTCTCAATCTAACTATATTGTTGCTATTGATAATGGTTCCTCTGCACCATTGTCACCTACTAACCTTCGTAACCCTGTTACAGCCAGCAATATCTTCTTGGCTGGAGGCTTGGATTACAACACAGGTGGAGCAATGCCTACAGCATCTGATATTACAAATGCTTTGTCTAAGTTGGATATTATTAACAGCTCTTTGGTTCTTAACATTCCGGGCGTAACTGATTATGTAGATGTCAACTCTGCTCTTAGTTATGCTTCAAATCGAGGAGATGTGTTTGTCGTTATTGATGGAATCAACGACACACCTGCAAATCAAATAGCACTTGCTCAGCAATACACAGCAACTAATTACGGTGCTGTTTATTACCCACCCCTTTACATTAAGGATCCAACAACTTCAGTTGCTGGAGCGACCCTAACTGTAGGTAATGGTGCTGCTGTTGCTGGTCTTTATATGAATACGGATGCTTCACGTGGCGTGTTCAAGGCTCCTGCGGGTCTTCAGGCTCGAATTGCTGGAACAATTGGTGTAGCCCCAATCAAGAACGCTGACCTAGATTCCTTGAACTCAGCGGCCGTACCTGTTAACGCAATTCGTTATATTCCAGGTTCTGGTGTAGTTGTAATGGGCGCTCGCACATTGCTTCCAGGAACAGTTGCTAAGTATGTACCTGTTCGTCGCACACTTATCTACTTGGAAAAAGCACTTAAGGATCTTACTCAGTTTGCCATCTTTGAGCCTAACGACGCAAAGTTGTGGCGTAAAGTTGAAGCAACAGTAGCAAGTTTCTTAACAGACTTCTGGCGTCAAGGTGGTCTTAATGGATCAACTCCATCAACGGCGTTCTTTGTAAAGTGCGACGCAGAACTTAACCCAATCTCTTTGGTTGATGCTGGTCAGCTTAATATTGAAATTGGCGTGGCACTACAGCGTCCTGCTGAATTCGTAATCATCAAAATCGGTCAGTTCGACGGTGGCGCCACCGTTACTGTCTCCTAAGGAAGGAAATAAATAATGGCAACAGATAGCGTAATTAATCGCTTCTCGTCCGCAGCTACAGATCCGCTACGCTCGTTTAGGTTCTATGTAGAGTTCTTCAACAATGCCAGCGGCGGCGGAAAAGCGGATTCAAAGATCGCTGACTTCAGCGGAGGCTTTGTGAACGTTAGCGGTTTGGGAATCAACACCCAGGCAATCGCTTACCGTGAAGGTGGCTACAACACCACTATCCATCAGATCCCTGGCATGACAACCTTTAACCCAATTACTTTGGGTCGTGGAGTTGTCTACAAGAATGATCAAGCAATCCGCTGGATGAAGTACCTCTTCGCAGCGGCTGCAGGAGATGGTCTAAACTTGGATACTACAACCAATACGGACTTCCGTTGCGACCTTAAGATCTACGTTTTGGATCACCCAAACGCAGCAGGATCTACTGCAAATACCGAAGTCGCGGGAGCAACATCTTCTGATGGTAATAAGCCAATGATGGGCTTCTACGTACACAACGCGTGGATCTCAACATTGAACTACTCAGATCTTGACGCAGGTGGCAATAGCATCATGGTAGAAACCATGGGCTTAGTTCACGAGGGCTTGTCCGTATTCTATACAACCTCAGATTACAAGCCAATCGCACTAGCGTAACCAACACAAACAAGGAGCATAAAACGTGGCAGAAGAATTAAACTCAAGCGCCGCCGCTATTAACGCAGCGGTAAAGGCTTTAGAGTCCGAAGAAATCGTAGTTCAATCCGTAATAACTGAAACGCCTTCTGATACTGAAGTTGCCCTACCCGGTGGTTTTATTAACCGGGAGGGTGCTTTAGTCAAGTATGCAGAAGTTCGAGAATTAAACGGTGCAGACGAAGAGACTATTGCACGAGCAGGAACTACTGGACGCGCCTTATCGGTGATGCTTCAGCGAGGACTTATCGCGCTTGGTCAAGAACCAACTACAAAGGAAGACTTAGATACGTTGCTTGCGGGAGACCGTGATGCAATCCTCCTAGGTATTCGACGCGCTACTTTTGGTAAGGATATTACGTTTGAGGTCACTTGCCCACATTGCAGTATCCGTCAACCAGTAGAAGTGGATATCAGCAAGGACATCCCAGTTAAAGAACTTAAAGATCCTATTGAAGATCGTTCTTGGATTCATGAATCCTCAAAGTGGGGACCTGTTCGCGTTAGCCTTCCTAATGGAGTCACACAACGTAAGTTGTTAGAGAATTCCGAGAAAACTGCAGCGGAACTTAATACAATTTTACTAGCGGGATGTATTACATCAGTTGGAACTACCCCTTCGATGGGCGCTTCAACTGTGCTAAAGCTTGGCTGGAAAGATCGAGAAATGATCGTAGATCAAATCTTAGAACGCAACCCAGGTCCACGACTTGGGGAGGTGAAAAAGGGCTGTGAGTCATGCGGCGAGGATATTACTTTGTCGTTGACCCTAGCCGCAATGTTTCGCGTATAGCGAAGCAGATTACGTAAACCTATTGGACCAATTTGAAGCACTAACACGGAGCTATACAGGATGGACATTGACGGATATCCGATCATTGTCAAGTAGAGAACGTAAAAACTGGATTCAACGAACGGGACGTAGGTGATTTTAAATGGCTGGTGACGTTGGCTCAGCAATGGGTATCGGTGGCTCGGGCGGCTTATTTAGCCGTAAGACCGAGCTTGTTGCCGACCTCACTTCTGCCTTTAAAACACTAAACGCAGAACTTACAAAGACTCGTGATCTTTCTGCTCAAATAGCAAAGAACATGAAGGGTTCATTTCCCGGTGGCGGTGGAGATGGTGGAAACCTTCTTGAAAATTCCCTGCAACAATCTACGGGAACTCAAACTCCTGAGGGTGATACCAATAATGGTAGTTCCAACATTCTTGGAAAATTGGGCGCGGTTGCCAAAATTATTGGCGGCATTGGAAAGATCGCTGGCGGTCTTACCATGGGTGCTATGGGAGTTCTCCCAAGCGTCAATGACACACTTGATGCCCAGACTTTAACTGGTCAAGTAGGCGCTGCTATGGGTGGCGGTTACGGTGGTGCGCGTAGTCGAATCATGCAAATGATGGGTCAAGGAACCTACATGAACATGAACGACGCTGCTCAAGCTGCTATGTCTGGTGGAGCATACGGTCAAAGTATGGCGTATGGAAATGCTGCTAAAAGTTATAACGCATTATCTTTATTTAGCCCCGGCATGTCTGGTGGGCAGATGGCGTCTACTGTAACGGGAATGAATCAAGGCGCCAACGTTAACATGGCGCGCATTATTGGAATTAACATCCGTGATAAAAAGGGCATGATGCGCCCAATCCCAGACATTGTTAATGATCTGTGGAAGTACTTAGAGGCAAATAAAAGATCTGCTGGAGCAATCACCCCGTTTGATTTAGATGAGTCTCTTCAACCGGGTGGAGCACTTGACTCTATCCTTAATACTTATTTTAGCGGAACAGACGCTAACACCAGAACAGCCATTGTTAACATGTTACGTGCCAAGGCTATGGGTGCGCCACTAACTAAGGCTGGCGCTATGAAATCTGGTATTAACAACGCTAATCTTGAATCTGGCGCTGCTCGAGAAGCTTCTAAATATGGATCCGGTTCTGGTGGCGCTGGATCAGATATTTTGTCTGGATATCGTAAAGCAAATACTGCTATTTCTGATATCAATAATGCCTTTGAAAAACTTTCTAAAAATCCTCTTGTAAAGATGCTTCTTGAAGGCAAGGGCTTTATGGATACCATGGGAGCCAACGGTGGTGGCGGACTTATTGCTGCTGGTGGCGCTGCATTAGCGCTCGGTGCCGGGGGAATCTTTAAAGCGGGTAAAGGAATTGTTAACTGGTTTAAAGATCGTGGAAAAAGCGCGGAAAAACTTGTTGAAAAAGAAGGCAAACAAATTGGCAAAGAAGCCAAGAATATTGGTAAAGAAGTTGCCAAATATGGTGAAGAGGGAGTTAGCGCTACGGAAGAAGCGCTTCCAGCAATTGAAGAAGGCGTTGCTATTGCTGGTGAAGAGACCGTAGGAGCCGTTGCTGATACGGTTACGTTTGGTGGAGGAACCGTTGCTGCTACCGCACTTGCTGCTGGTACTGCAGCGTGGTTTGCAAAACAACAGTTAGACAAGAAGCATAAAAAGGATCTTGAGAAAAAAGCTGCTGAGGCTAAAAACCCAGTAAAGCCACACATCACCCCTCCAGCAACTCCAAAGGTAACACCTCCTCCTCCACATGTTGTACCTGTGCCAGCAAACCATCCTGCAGCCACAGCACATATTGCGCCAGCGGTTGCTTCACACGTTGAAAAGGCTACGCCTCAAGCACACGCGGCCGCAACTACCCCAGCACCACATGCTGGAAAGTCAACACCAGCCCCAACAAAATCTACGGCTGGAAGTGTTGTTAATAACTATGGTGGTGTAACAATCAATATTAATGGAACAGGGAAAGTTGATCCTAAGCAACTTGCTGCGGATATTAAAACAATTCTTGATGCAGACAACATTAGAGCAAAGGCAATGGGTAATTAATGGTTAGCAAAATTACTTTAACAACAAGTTCAACAGCGGGAGCTGCAAACCTTAAAAAAACAAAAGTTGCATCAAACTCTTCTGCGCTATCCTTGGCTGCAAAAAAGCAAGCGTCGTTAAAAGCGGCTGCAGCTGTAACCTCAAAGAGCGTGGTTGCAAATGCGGGAACTGGTAAGGTGACTCCTCCGTCTGCCCCAGATGTTAACTATAAGTGGAACCTTCCGCCCCATCAGTGGAGTCTTCCTGTCACACCCGCTTATATAAATAACTTTGCTGAGGATAACTCTGGAAGTAATACCCCGGGAGTCTCTAACCCAACTGCTAAGCCGGGAGGAAACGACGATAAGTATCGACGTGGTCGAATCTGGTGGTGGTACAGTGAAAGTGACCCATATGTGACTTCTCATGGTGCCAGTGCCTCTGAGCAACTTAATGACAGAAAGTATGGCTTTCAGTTTTTATGGAACCCAGAGACATGGTCTAACAGTGTTAGCCTAAATACTTCGGTAACTCCTACCCCCATGGATCAATGGGCAGGTGCTGTTGGAGCATACCCAGCAAATCAATCAGTATCTTTAAGCCTTCGCCTTGATCGAACAAACGATTTTGCTTGCATGCGGTCTTTGTACACAGCCGATTATTCAACTGGAAATTTAACAGGTACAGCAAAACAAGAACTTTCAAAAATGGCTTCCTATTACAATGGGGGCTTTCAGGCTAGCGCTGAAGACGTTCAAAATCAGTTGTTAGACTTGATGAAACGTGGAACCATGGCTGACATCGAGTACCTATACCGTGTAGTTAATGGTGGTGGGTGGTTTAACGTTGCTGGAGTTGAAACGTCAGATATTGGATATCTACCTGCAACCTTAATTCGTTTTGACCTAGGGCCAGCAAGTTATGTTGGTTACATTAACTCTCTAGCCGTAAATCACTCTGCGTTTAGTCAAGACATGACGCCTATTAGAACTGACATTGATCTTGGTATCAATATTATGGCTTCTGCTTCCGTTGCTAACGGAAATACCTCTAACGTTATTCCAACAAAATAAGGAGTTACGATGACTATTTATCAAGGATCTAGATATGAGTACTCCACAGTAGACTTCTTTTCTGTTACTGAAGGCGGAAACGAGAACCCAGTTGTTTTCTATGAGTTTCAACCAATTGGAAAGATTTCATATCGAGAATATACATGGGTTTTTGGAGATCGAATTGATCTTGTATCCCACCAGTTTTACCATCGACCGGACCTTTGGTGGTACATCATGGAAGCAAACCCTGAGGTAAAAGACCCAAGCAACATACCTGCTGGAACGGTACTGAGGATTCCAAGTGTCAGCAGCTAATTATTTTACCGTTAACTTTCCTTCTTCGGATATGCCAGCCTCCCGTGTAGCCGAAGTTGATCTTTTTCAAGAGCGCTTTAAGCATGACTATGCGCGTGTTCGTTTTCGTGACTGGAACACCGCCTATGACAGCATTCGACCGGGCTCACCTATGAAATTAGTTTTTAAAGACCGTACATCTTCTAAGGAATTTGTAGGTTATGTTCACCATATAGAGCACAACTTTGCACCGGGTTTAAACTACACCGATGTATTTTTTATTAGTGCTTCTTATGCGTTAAAACAGCCTTCACAAAAAGTTTACAAAAATGGTACCGCGGATCAAATTGTACAGAGCATTGCTAAGGATTTTAACTTTGCTTGGAACACAGTACCTCATCCTCGGGTGTTCCCTCAGATTGCTCACGCTGGAGTTAGTGCATGGGACTTTTTAAAAAAGTTGGCTCATCATACGGGCTATTCACTCCGTGTAGAAAATACAACTATTCATTTTCAACCTGTAACTACACAGTTTAATCAAAATAAAATAACAGCCCCAACGTTTAATATGCGCTCTCAGTCTAACCCTGCAGGATCTACCCTTTACTCTTTTAAACTTATTGCTGGTGAATCCCTAGATCAAGCGGGGGAAATGAAAGCAGCGACTGCTGTAAGCGGTGTAGATAGAAACACAGCAAAGGTTATTCAAGTAACCAACCAAGCTAGAAAGACACCGCTTCGTCCCCGGTTTCAACCAGAATTTTTTGATGCTTTTGCTCATAACACCGTCGCGTCTGATATTGCTATGGCAAAGTCTGAGGCTGAGGCTGTAGATGAAAGAACTAGGTTTGCCTACCGTGCAGAAGCCGAAGTTATTGGAACCCCAAACCTTTCTCCCGATCAACCTGTCTACATGGATGGTGTTGGAAAAGATTACTCGGGCTATTGGGTTGTCCTAGGCGTTCAACACAAACTTATTTCTACAGCCTACAACGTTCAGCAATACACAACTATTTTGCAACTGGGATCAGATTCATTAGGAAAAACCGCAAACCAAGGTGGCGTTTTTACAAATATGGTTGCTAGGAACATTGTTCCTGGGGTTCGTCAAACTTCTATTAAACCAGTTAACCAGCTTAAGCAAGGAATTCCTAGCCCCTCTAAAAATTCTTCAGTTGGTTTTGGTAAAGTTATGAATAGAAACGCTGGGTCTGCTGTTAATGCAAGTCAGGCTGTAGTGGCAAGCAAATGGACTAATCCGTCTGGAAGTTTAAACACTACAACGGTTGTAAATTCTAGGCCCGCGTCGGTAGTTAGGAGACTAAAAGCCAATGGATACATCTAAACTTTTTTATGGTATCTACCGCGGGATTTGTCAAGAAAATAATGATCCTTTACTTAAAAATAGAATTAAGTTACAAGTACCTCAAGTTTTGGGACAGGCCGTTACTGATTGGGCTTACCCATGTCTTCCAGTAACTAACAACTCTAATCACCCTGACCATGTAGCACACTTAGCCTCTGACGTAGCGGCGTTGCTTACAACATCAGTTTCTAATACAGGCTCTGGTGGAAGCCCGTCTCATACGCATTCAATTCCCGCATTAACGGTAGTTGCAAAAGCTGGGGCAGGAACTCTTAAGCATCCACATCAAACTACGGCAACCCCGTCTAAAAAATGGAACTCTGCGTCAGGGCAAGCGTACAACGATGCGGCTAATACATACGAGCACACACCACATAGAACTGTTCCGGATCTCAAACAAGGAGTTTGGGTTATGTTTGAAGGCGGAGATCCAAATCATCCCGTCTGGTTAGGGGTTTTCTAATGGGTGTTGCATTCTCTTTACCGTTTGCAGTTAACTCTGGTGGCGGAACAAACGTCACTGACAATGAACGAAAGCAAGTTATGGATCGAGTCATTGCTACCTTAATGACTCCTGTAGGAACACGCGTCCAGCGCCCAACGTTTGGGACAGAGATTCCAAATCTTGTATTTGATAACGAGAGCGATGCCTTAATCAGGGCAACCGAAGCGGTGACCGCAGCTTTCGCTACATTTTTAACTGACCTTACTTTGATCCATGTAGATACAAAAATGGATACTGTGAATACAGACGATATGGTTCTTATAATAACGGTAGACTATAAACTTCCAACAAAAGTAAATGACCAAGTAACGCTTAAAGTTGGATCGTTTACTCGATCTGGCACGCTGATTCAGGAGATCCAGTAATGGCTAATTACATCCCGCAAGTAGACTTTACCTCGCGCGATTACCCAGCAATTCGCGATGATCTCTACGCGTTGATCCCTATCTTTGCCCCAAATCTAACAACCAGAGACCCAGCAGATTTGGCTATTGCCATCCTTGAGGTTTTTGCTCATATGGGCGACGTATTAAACTTTTATATTGACCGTGCAGCAAACGAGGCGTTTATTAGCACGGCAAGCCAAAGAACTAGCGTACTTGCCATTGCCAAAATGCTTGGGTATACGCCAACAAATACGAACCCAGCGTCTACCACTTTGTATTTTACAAATAGTACCTTTTCTGCCGTTGATATCCCGTTGGGAACTCAAATATCTAGTACAGCAATTGTTAATGGTTCTAACACGGAAGTAGTTTTTGAGACCTCTTCTGATGTGGTTATTCCAGCAGCGACATATGCTGGCGATGGTGTGACCATTGTTTCTGGATCAGCCTCAGTTACCGCGGTGCAGGGTCAAACTGCATACAACGAATCTATCGGGCCATCTGACGGAACCGCTGATCAAACGTACTCTTTACTGAATCAACCAGTTATTGAAGGAAGTATTAACGTAAATGTTAGTGGGACGCAGTATAACTACGTTCAATACCTCCTTGAATCGGCGGGAACAGACCCCGCGTTTACAACTACAGTAGATGCTAATGGTGTAACAAGCGTTGTATTTGGTGATGGCGTAAGCGGTAGAGTCCCTCCAGCAAACTCAAGTATCCTTGTTACCTACCGTTATGGCGGTGGTTCTTTTGGTAACGTAAATGCTGCAACAATTACAAACTTTATTTCACCAATTTCTGGTGTGACAGTAACTAACCCAGCAGCGGCAACAGGTGGCGCAGATGCCGAGTCCACAGACTCTATTCGAGTTAACGCTCCCCTTGCAACAAGCGCAGTTAACCGGGCTGTGACACTCAACGATTATGCAGCTCTTGCTGTTCAGGTATCAGGTGTTGCAAAGGCTAGTGCCTCGGGATCGGTTTATTCAAGTATCAACCTTTTTATTGCGCCAAATGGTGACACTGGTTTAGACGCTTATGGAAACGTGAGTACCGCGTTTACAAACCTAGGAACTAAATTAAATACATTCTTTACAGGAAAAACTCCTCCAAATGTGTCTATTACTTTACAGCCACCTACGTTTGTTGGCGTAAATATTACTGTAATCGTACAGGCGCTCCCACAATACAGAAACTCATCTATTGTTACTAGTGTTACGGCAGCGCTTCAAAGCCTTCTTGCTTTTGATAATGTGACGTTTAATGACAAGATCACAGTTCATGATATTTATGCGGTCTTATCAGCAGTAGACGGTGTGTATTCTTCAAATATTGGGCTACTTGTACGCGCGGACGCCTCCCTGCAAAGTGGTGTTGGCGACCTAAGTTTTGCTGTAAATGAAATTCCACAAACTGGAACCTTAAATATCGTCTCTACTGGCGGAATCAACTCGTAAAGGATAAATAAATGACAGCCACATACCCAGGATCCGTATTTCCGTTTACTACCAAGGTAGACAACACTGAAACCATTTACGCTGCCGATATTAATAACATTCAAAATGAAGTTATGGCAATTGAAAGCGTTGTTGGCTTAACCCCAGGAACATCTGTTACCACATATGCAAATCCAACAGGATCTAACCCAGTTTATAACCCAACAGCGTTTACTTACCCATCATTAACTGCTCGCTTAGCAAATATTGAGCAGGGTATTGTTCAAGACGTTCACACGCAGTACGTGCACCGAACTGGTGGAGACGTTATTACTAATTCATCGGCTTCAAATGTCGGTTTAACTGTTACTGGTGCGTCTGGTCAGACTGCAAACCTGCAAAACTGGACAAATAGTTCTGGAACAGTAGTTGCTTCCATTTCAGCTAATGGATCTTTATATGCGTCTGCAATTACTTCCAATGATATTAACAATGCCCTAGTTCTTGGAATTTTTGGATAACAAATGGCAATTTATGGCGTTTCCTATTATGGAACAGGAGTTTACGGTACTAGCAACTTTAGCGTTGCCTACAGTGCTGAGCCTTTTACCTCTGCTTCTATTGGTTATAACACTATTAACCTTAGTTGGAACGTCCCAACAAGTAGCACTGCTGCGGATTGGTCTCTTTTAAAGTTAGTAAGAAACAAATATGGTTTTCCACTGTCTATTGAAGACGGTGATGTGATTCTTACTGCCACTAAATCAGGAACTCCAAATACGTATACTGATAAAGGTCAGGTGCCAAATAATGTTGGTTTACAGTCTGGCGCTGCGTATTACTATAGTATTTTTGTTTATTCGACTACCCTAAAGCAGTGGCAATTATCCGGTCAAGTTTCTGGTGTTTCGGTAAAACAGTATAACGGTCAATCAAGTTATGACATGTTGCCAAATATTTACAAAACAACAGATCTGACGTCTGGATTAGGCGGGGTAGATAATACAGACTTGCAAAGTTACTTAAATATCTTTGATTTTTATTTAGACTTTTTACACACGCATGCTGATTTTGCATGGAATACGTATGATATTAATAGTACATATTACCCGTTGCTTCCAGTGATGTTTCAACAATTTGGTTTAAAGTTTGAACCTGAATTAGGTTACCAGCGTTCCCGTGCAGAACTAGCAAACGTGGCGTTGATTAACCAACTTAAAGGATCAACAAACGGCATTAGCAATTACATTAAAACTTTTAGTGCTTATGAACCAATTATTAATGTTAACAACAATCTGATGCTTAGTTATGACGACTCCTCGTTTGAAAGTGGCGTCGGACATTGGAACGCTTTTGATACGAGTATTACTGGCCCTAGTTTAAATCAGTGGCCAATAACAAACGAAACTCCTTCGGTACCACCTTTCCAAGAAGGAACGCTAGTTGCTGTTGGTAGCCCTAACTCTAATTTGGGTGTTCTACAAGTAGAACTTAATTACCCTGAAGACGCAGAATTTGCATGTGGCTACACAGATCCAAAAAATCAAGGGATCCCAATTACTGCTGGTAGCACCTACACGTTCTCTATGTATACCTTTGCTGGGTCAACCCCAAGAAGCATTGGAACAAAGCTCTATTGGTTTGATCAAAACGGTGTTTCATTGGGCGCTAGTTCCGAAGTAAAAGTCAATAACACCACAGGTTATTGGGGAACTCGTCTAAGCGTGACAGGCGTTGCTCCGGGATTCAAGGGTAGCGTTATTTCAGCTGCCGTTACCCTAACTAATGTTGCTACGCTTACGCTTTCAGCAAACCATAATTTAACTGTAGGCTCTATTGTAAAAGTAAGTGCTATAGGTGCACCATTTGATGGATCCCAAACAATTACTGCTGTAACAAGTAATACTATTTCATATGCAGTTACTAGCACAGTAAGTACTGCTCAAACGGTTAATGGAGTAATTATCTCTGCTACTACTAGTCCTGCATACTACGCCGTACCTTCTATAAAGATCTACGGCGGCGTCGGAAGTGAATACCATTACTTTGACGCGGGTCAATTTGAACTTGGGTCATCCGCAACGTCATTTAAAGATGCTCGAGGTTTATTGATCACACTAAAAGCAAACCGAGTTAATGAAATAACTAATCCTAGTTTTGTATCAGGAATTGCTCCTTGGACAGTAACTAACGGCACTGCGCTTGTTGATTTAACAAACTTTGAGTCTGACACTAGCGCAAGCTATCAATCAGCAAAACTTACTGCTACTAGTACTTCTCCCCTTACTTTTAAATATGATAATTACATCCCTATTCTTGGTGGGTTGTACTACACACTAAGTGCCTATGTACAAACAAACTACACAGGAATTTATACCTCTGACAAACTTGGGTATATGTCTATATCTTGGTATGACTCGTCTAATGCGCTTATTAATACAGTAAATGATACTGTTCATCCTTGGTCGGAATACTACACGCCTACTACTTATAGTATTAGTGGTGGATTGATGACTATATACTTTGAAAATGATCTAGCAGCTGGGATGTCAGTTAGCCTTATTAATTTTGTTAGTGGTATTAATGGAAATTACTCCATTGTTTCTACAACCGTTGACTACATAACAGTGTACGTATCTCACGCAGATCTACCTTTAACAACAGGAACGAACGGAGAATTAATCCAAAATAAAACTGGTGATTTTTCTCGGTTCTCTTACTCCCAGCAAGCTCCGAATAATGCGGCATATGCAAAAGCTGCGCTTGTGTGGTCTAACCCAACAACAGGAACTTCGCCAGCAAATAACCTTTGGGTTGACTCAGTACTGTTTGAACAAGCGTCTGTAATGTCTGACTATTTTGACGGTTCAGGCGGATTTAGTTCTCCGTCGGATCTATTTTGGGAGGGAACAGTGGCGGCCAGCCGAAGCCACTATTACAGGAACTATACGTCCTCCTACGGACGCCTTAAGTTGGATTTGCCAAATTATGTTATGAATGGCACTACTTTCCGCCTTTTGATAGCACAGCCGGGAGTCCTAGGCTAAGAATTAGACGCAATGGGCTGACCTATGTATGCTGACCACCTCTCAGAGGAGGAAGCATGGCAAAAGAGAAGTTCATCATTGTTGCTGGTTATGGGGAAACAACCAGAACTAACGTAGAAGCCTTATTAGAAGACTATTTCATGGCGTACAAACGTTCGCACGTTTTAGTGTTGCCATTTGAGGATCGACCAAGCCAAGGTCAGATATATGCCCACCAGATTGCTACTGGGCTTAACATCCCAACCGTGGTGCTCTCAAAACCAAATACCAACTTGACTCAGATCGGCGGGGCGACCCTGTCGGAAACGTCTGACCCATACCAAGCCATTGTGGACGACTTTTCTGGGGAGGAAGCTGAGGCGTTTATTCTGTGGTCGGAAAGTGACCCACATTGCTTAGCCACCCTTTCCGCGTGCCAAGAGGCTGGGATCCCTTCATTAGACCTTTGCCTAGGTTTGGCTGAAATTAGCCCTGTAGAGGGCGTTAAAGCCTTTGAGAAGCCTGTTGAGGATCCAACCCTAGATGAGGAGCCTGAAGCGCTCACAAAGCCAGAGGTGCTAGATTTCGCCCTGCCAGAGACCACCCCAGAAGTTGCTATGGACTACATCAGCGAGCGCCTGAAGGTCATCAAGAAAGCTATTAAGGAAATCGAAGAGGCCCTGTGAGCAGACTTACCGTAGAGGAGCATGGACTTCTCCATCTCCTATGGGCGGATAAGCCCACGGTGATCAACGAGTTTTCTGTTAGCAAGGAGTATGAGCTTTCTACCTACAAGGCGAGGAAGCTGCTTAAGGGGATCCGAGAAAAGGGTTACATTAAACTTTTGACCAATAAAGTCAATGATGGGTTTATCCGGCAAAACATTTTTACTCAAGCCACGGAGATTTTGTTTGGAACGGCCGAGGTGATCTTTCAACCTGTGGAAGTTTCCGAACTTGTTGCAAATGTTCAAAACCAACCGATAGGTTCAATGGGGTCTATAGAACTTTATAGTTCTTATGAATCTATAAAGAAAAAGCACGCGAACGAAGTTCGCGATGAGGAAAACGACGAATTCGAGGTGCGATTCATGCCTGATCCATTATTAAGTTCCGCCCGCGCCAAATCCGACTGGCAACTTGAGCAGGAGGATTCTTTTAAAAAGTCGGCTTTGCAACGTGAAAAGGAGAAAGCGGATGCATGGCGGTATAAGCAAGAGCGACAGCACGAAAGCGCAAAAGACACGCGTTATAAGAAACCACGAAACACTTGGGGAACCCAGGATATTTTCTACCACTTCATGGATGAATGTCGAAACCATTTCAACATTAGCATCACTGAAGTTAACAAAACTGGCTTTGTTTCAGCGCTACGCCTAGCCCGTACTAAGTACAGCACTAACGGAGAAATCGAATGCAGAATGCTGGAAATTCTGTTTACCCAAATCGAGATCGATCAATTTAAGACCGCGGATGCTGTTTGGAAGTTTTTCATTTATCAGTTCAGCCAACTAGCGTCTATGGCTAAAGACGAGTACATTTCCCCTGATCAACAGGTTGAGTATGATCGCTTGCGCGAGATTCAATCTAAGAAGTTGAAGGCAGAACTAGCGAAGGCACGGGGAGAAAATGTATAACCTTGACGATCTAAAGTTTCGTAGACAATCATGGGTACAGTCTTCTCAGATTCCTCCAAAGTACATTGGCAGAGAACTAAGCGACTGCACCGAGATTTCTCCCAACGACATGGATGACATTTTGACATGGATGGATCTTGTTAAGTCAGGGAAAGTTATTGATGTTATGGGCACCGATCTTGCGGGTAAAGGGCTTGCGCTTTTTGGAGCGCCCGGTCAAGGAAAGACGACCGTAGCGGCCGCCCTTGTTCAAGATCTTATGCGTACCGTTAGCCTTGATGTATTCCCGTTTAATGCTACCCAACCAGTGTTTTTTACTACTTACGTTAAGTTAGTAAACCTTCGCGGGTATTTGATGAGCGACTACGTTGAGGGTACTAAAGAAGCCCTATGGGAAAGCATTATGGGTGAGTCAAAAACAGAGTCTAGAAACATTAAAGTTCTTGTTATTGATGACCTCGGAAAAGAATTTCAATCTGCATCTGGGTGGCAACGTTCCATCATAGATGAGGTTCTTCGTTCTAGATACTCAAACTGTCTTCCAACAATTATTACTTCAAATCTTCCAACGGCTGAGTGGGTGAAATATAATTCAGCACTGGCTAGCTTTGCACAAGAAGCGTTTGTCAATATTCAGGTAAAATCTACGCAAGGAGATCTACGAGCGCGATGAGGGGAGTACCTGTGGAAGAGGGCATACGCCTGTTACAGATCTTTTTAAGTCCAACAGGTAATCCTGGCCCTGGAATCTTTGAGGTTTGTATTAAACCCGGCGGTGCTTTAACCTGTACATGCTCAGGTTACAACGGTAGAAAGACATGTAAGCACACCCGTTTTGTTCAGAGTAGGATAGATTCACACGGAGGAACTTATCCTCACGAGATTTCTACGCGCACAACTCCAGAAGATGCACAAAAAGCAGAGGACTCTGACGAAGCGTTTAGGGACTTCATTATTAAATTTGGAAAAATAGAGGTGTTCTAATGTACAAGGGGGATATAAGCAATGAAATCCCCATGCGTGTACTAGTAACAACCGATCTATTTATTGACACGCAGATTTCAGACGTAAAAGAAAAAAAACTTTTTAAAACAAAGATCACACGCAAAACCCATGCTCAAGTACGAGCCGACCTTCTAAGCCGTTTATGGCTTTATAACGATCGCACACCTTACACGCTCGAGTGCGTCTCCTACACGTTTGACGCCGAGCAGATGATAAAACTAGAAGAACAACTCGATGTTGCAGGAACCAATCCTTTCAGGTACTTTACGTCCTACAGTTCAATGGATCAGTTAATCAAGACCCTCCCATATAGACCAGAAGTTTTGGGGGTGATAGATAAACCTGATAGATTGCTCAGATACGGACACTGGGGAATGGATATGACACGTTTATGAATATTGAAAGCAGATTACTCAGTAAAGCGATTATTGATCGCGACCTAACAACGCTGTTTGAACGCGGTGTAGGAACTAGTTGGTTTAACGATGAGACCGACAAGAAGATTTGGATTTTTGTTAAGCAACACTTTTCTACATATGGTGAATCACCAAGCCTCGAAGTAATTAATACTAACTTTCCTACTTATACCCCCGTACCGGGCGAAGACTCCATTCACTATCTTTTGGACACCCTATTACAACGTCGACGCGAAAACGTCATTGCTTCAGCCGCTGGAGAGATCGTTAGCAGTATTGAAGGTAAAGATTATGCAAACGCCCTTAACGCAATGCAGAATTCCCTTATCAAGTTGGAACTTGATGGACTAAGTAAAACCGATGACGTAGATATTACAAAGACTGGCGAGGCTCGTTGGCAACGTTACTTAGATCGAAAGAAGAATCCCGGCGGGCTTCTAGGTCTTCCAACAGGTTTTCCTACAATTGATAAGGCGACTCTTGGTCTACAACCCGGTCAGTTGATTGTTATTACTGCTACACCTAAAACAGGTAAGTCAACCTTGGCTATGCAGATGGCATATAACATCCATAGAACTACTGAAATGGTTCCTATGTTTTATTCTTTTGAAATGAATAACAACGAGCAGGCCGATCGATATGACGCTATTGCAGCTCGTGTTTCTCAATCTCGTTTACTTACGGGTGATCTTAACGCTCCTGACGAAGCGCGATTAAAGCGAACCTATGACACAGCGTCTCGCTTTCACAACGGGTTCTGGTTGGTGGGTTCTGCTTCTGGCACAACCTTGTCCGGGGTAGTTGCAAAGATGCAAATCCACCGACCAGACATTGTTGTCATTGACGGTGTTTACTTGATGACAGACGAAATAAGCGGAGAACGTGACACTCCACGTGCATTAACTGCCTTGACTCGTGGGTTTAAATTGCTTGCTCAAAAGTATAAAGTTCCGATTATTTTGACTACTCAGGCGCTAGAGAAGAAGAAAGAGAACGGTCGCGTTACCGCTAACTCAATTGGTTACTCTTCATCGTTTTTCCAAGACGCCGACGTTGTCTTTGCCCTTGAAGTAGACGATACATGGGCAGATACCACCCGCAAACTTTCTATTGTGGCAAGCCGTAACTCAGGACCTGGGGAGGTTGACCTCCGTTGGGACTGGGCGAACGCAACGTTCCGTGAGTTGGTTATTGAAGAGGACGACATTTGACCACCGACGAACTAATCCGCATCCTTGACACCCTTAATATTGAAACTACCAATACCAGAGGGTCTGAGGTCAATGGCTATTGCCCCGGTCACTTGGGTCGTACAGGTCATATAGATCGTAATCCCTCATGGTGGATCAACGCCGATACTGGAGCACATATTTGTTTTTCATGTGGCTTTAAAGGCGGACTTAACTTTCTAATCGCTTACCTCAATGGAACACCGATAGAGCAATCAGACGATTGGGTGACATCCACATTAGGCAAGCGATTAGAAGCAGCGTTAAAACCTAAGCCAAAGCCCAAAGAAGAATATTTTTCTTTGACTGAGGCAAACCTTGCAGCATTTGTTGACGTACCCCTAGAACTTCGGAAGTCACGAGGCTTAACTGCCTCCGCAACAACTTTTTACGAGATCCTTTACGACAATCAGAAAGAGTCATGGATCCTTCCTATACGCGACCCGCATACTAATAAGTTGTGGGGTTGGCAAGAGAAGGGGGTCTTTAATCGTTACTTTAAAAATTTTCCCGCAGGTATCCATAAAAGCAAAGCTCTTTTTGGTTACAAGAACGTTCAACAGTTTGATCAGATGGTAGTTGTCGAGTCCCCACTCGATGCGGCCAGGTTGATGTCCGTAGGTGTGCACGGGGGCGTGTCCACCTACGGCTCAATTATTTCTATTGATCAATTAAACCTTATTCGTGGGGCAGGCAAGATTATTTTTGCTTTAGACAACGACGACGCTGGTAAAGCCTCGTCTGAGGAAATGCTGAAGAAGTCTAAAGAGTTTAATTTTGAATGTTGGTTTTTTAACTACCGCCACACTGATCAGAAAGACGTAGGTGGTATGAGCAAGGAAGAGATTGAGATAGGTTTAGCAAACGCTAAGCATTCACTACACGGGAGAAGAGCACTATTATGATTATTGGATTATCTGGTTATGCACGTTCCGGAAAAGATACAGTAGCAAATATCCTTGTAGAAGATTATGCGTTTGAACGCATAGCGTTTGCTGATCCTATTAGAGAATTACTTTTACAAATCAATCCTTTTGTTATTGATAATACTCGTATTTACGACTACGTTGAAGAAAACGGTTGGGAGTTAGCAAAGGCGCACCCAGAAGTTCGACGCTTACTTCAGTCCCTTGGAGTTTCCATGCGAGAGGTTGTTGATTCCGAGATTTGGATTGAAACGGCTTTACGCAAAATGGAATACGGAAAGAATTACGTTATTAGTGATGTCCGGTTCCTTAACGAAGCAAACATGATTGATCAATTTGAGGGTCAACTTTGGAGAGTAGAACGCCCCGAAGTTATTGCTACCAACAGTCACATATCAGAATCGGCTTTGGATAATCATGGGTTTAGCCAGATTATTGTTAACGATGGTTCCATTGAAGACCTCAAAGAAAAAATTACGTCTTTTACTTTGGCGGCGCAAAACTAATGTGGTCATGGGTACTTGCTATTGTAGGAACCACAGGCATCTTTGTCGTAGGTAGCAAGACTATTTGGGGTTGGTTTTTGTTACTGTTTAATGAGTGCCTTTGGTCTATCTATGCTGTTACTTCCCACCAGTACGGCTTCATATTTGCCTCCCTAGCCTATAGTGCTGTATACATACGCTCCTATCTGCATTGGAGAAAAGGAAATGACATTTAAAGGCTCCCTGCTTCCTTACCAACCCTACGCAGTTGACAAGATGATTGCTCGTAATAAGATTCTTGTTGCTTACGATTTAGGGCTAGGAAAGACAGTAATTACTATTGCTGCGCTTGAGAAGCTGATGGACAGAGGATCTATCCGGGAGCCGGGAATGGTTATCTGTCTTTCCAGCCTTAAATATCAATGGGCTAACCAGATTGATAAGTTTACTGAGGGATCCTCTAAAACTATAGTTATTGATGGAACCCCTAAGCAACGCGCCGCTCAATACGAGGAGGCGTACAACTGGAAAGAATCACACGTTGATTACGTGATTATGAACTACGAGCAGGTAGTAAACGACTGGGAGAGCGTTAAAAGACTTCCACGGGGGTTTGTAGTACTTGACGAAGCCACCGCTATCAAATCCTTTAGATCTAAACGTTCAAAGGCTGTAAAGCGACTCAGCAACGTTCAATACAAGTTTGCCCTTACAGGAACCCCAATTGAGAACGGTAAACCAGAAGAACTCTTCAGCATCATGCAATTTGTAGATGACTCAGTTCTTGGTCGTTTTGATATCTTTGATAAGGCTTTTATTGTTAGAAATAACTTTGGTGGTGTTTCCCGCTATCGTAATTTACCTGTTCTTCACGAGCGGTTAGCGGAAGCCTGCGTACGCAAAGCCCAAAAAGACCCAGATGTGGCTCCCTTTTTGCCAGACTCTCTTCATGCGGAACCTCTATATGTAACTTTAGACAAGAAGACCGCAAAGTTATACGAGCACATTAAAGATGATTTGATTCGAGAACTTGACGAAGCACAAAACCTATTTGGATCAAACTTTAATGTCTTTACTCACTATGGTTTAGATAAAGGCGATAATAACTACTTAGAAAACGAATGGCGTGGAAAAATCATGTCACGAGTTGGCGCTTTAAAGATGCTTTCCTCGCACCCAGACTTGCTAATTAGCAGTGCTAAAAAGTACATAGCTGGGGATACGGGAGAAGGTTCCTCTTATGCAGCTGGTTTGCAGGAGCAAGGTCTTCTCGATAACTTGCCAGAGGGTATTAAATTAAAGGTGCTTGACGAGTACGTTAAGGATTTCCTTGACACGGATCCAGAAAATAAAGTTGTAATTTTTGCAACATACATTGAGATGGTAGATAAGATCTCAGAAGCACTGAAATCGTATGGGTGTCGGACGTACACTGGTCGTCTTAACGCTAGGACGAAAGAAGATAATAAAATTGCTTTCAATACCGAACCTGATGTACGCGTTCTTGTTAGTTCTGATGCCGGTGGCTATGGTGTTGATTTGCCAGCGGCTAATCTTCTTATTAATTATGACCTACCTTGGTCGTCGGGAGGCGCGGTTCAACGAAACGGTCGAATCAAACGAGCCTCGTCCAAATGGCCATCAATAGTTATTCAAGATATTTTAATTGCTGGCTCAATTGAACAACGTCAACACGAGATGCTTCAGCAAAAGAACTCAGTAGCTGCCGCTATCGTGGACGGTGAGGGTATTGATAAAGAGGGAGAACTTAACCTGACTTTGGGAAGCCTTCGTCAGTTTATGGTTAATACTTACGTTTGATCACTGGTAAACAAGGCGGTAAGCCAAGTCGCCCGGCGTAACCGAAATTGGGCTACCAAAGTCAATACCAGCAGCTCCGTAACATTCCGCTACTAATTCAGAGCAAATAACTCCATAGCGCTTACTTGCAGTTTTAAATATTTTTGTATTAGCAATAACTTTTAAACCAAGAATACGAAATGCTAGATTAGCAATATCAACAAAACCATAAGACACACCAACCATAGATTTAGCGTGAGCAACAATTTGCATCCGCTGTTCTTCGTTTAGTTTTTCGTGCTGGTTCCACGCTACATAATAGGCTGGGTACTTATCAACTGGGCTAATAGCAACGCCAGACGGGTTTGCTTCAACGATCTGTCCGTTACCGATGTAAACAAAAGCATGGTTCCAACGACTCAATGTTCCAAGTCTAATTAACTTGCCAAAGAATCCATTTGTGTGTACGACGCCATAATCGCCGGGTGCAGGTGTATAAGCCATTAGCACAGTATTACAAACACAGTAACTACATATGTGCTGAACTTTTTGCCTTTTTGTTGTATCTTGAAAATATAGGGGGTAATAATGGCAACAGGTTTAGATATAGTAAATATTGCCGCCAAAGAAATTGGCTATGTAGAGGGTCCAAACAACGAGACAAAGTACGGGCAGTGGTATGGTCTAGATAACGATCCTTACTGTGCGATGTTTGTTAGCTGGGTATTTGACCAAGCTGGGGCGTCAAGTTTAGTAGCGGCGTCTACCGCTAAAGGTTTTAGTTACTGCCCAGAAGGCCTTCGCTGGTTTCAGAAAAAGGGCGCTGTTGTAGACAAGTACAAAGGTATGCCCGGCGACATCGTGTTCTTTTGCTGGGACGGTACAGGCGTTCCCCAACACGTGGGTATTATTGAGGGCGCTTCCGCAGACGGCATAACAACTATTGAGGCAAACACAAGCGCCGATCATGCTGTTGGATCACAGGCAGATGGTATTGGCGTATTCCGTAGACATCGCCCTTACCTAGGCGTTATGGCTATCGTTCGTCCAGCCTATGCCGCAGTTCACGCACCCGCCGTCAGCAAACTTGCTACTAAGCCAGTTGCTGTTGGAACCGCCGCTGTAACTGCTTTAGGTGGAGGCGGGGCAGCTTTAGCAACTCACACGTCTTCTACAACACCTCCTGCAACAAAAACAACCGTGATTGTTGCTCCACCTTTTCCAGGATCTTCGGCTTTTAAAGTTGGCGCAAAGGGAACAGCAGAACTCATTGTTGCTAGAGCACTGGCTAATGCAGGACTACTCCCAGCAAATCTTGTATCTAATGTTTTAACAGCAGAAGAGATTGCTCTCATACCTGTGTATCAAAAACAATACCCAGGATTAAAAGCCTCTATAGGAAAAGGCATTGACGTTTGGACATACACATCTATGACAGCTAAGGCGGGTTCATGACAAAGTATAGAAAGAAAAAAGGAATTGCTGTTAAGTTTCAGGCTGTTTCGGACTGGGCATCAACGGCTTTTGCTTCTTACTGGTTTATGCTTTTTCACGCTGTTTGGTGGGGATCTTGGGTAGCGTTTAGGTTTGAAGCGTTTCCTTATGGGCTTTTAACACTTATTGTTTCTTTAGAATCTATTTTGCTTTCTGGGTTAATTCTTAATGCAACCAATAGATCTGGAAATGAAGACCGACGCATTATTGAAAAAGATCTTAAACTGGATCAAGCGTCTCATGACCATCTTGAGGAGATTCGTCGCAATGTAAAGGAGATTATGAATGTCCTTCAAATTCCCGATCAAAGATCCTAAATCAGTTATCTTGTCTTCCTTGGCTGGACTAGCCGCTTGGAAATCAAGTAACTTTGCTACCGATCCAATGCACATAGGCATGGCGGTAACGGCAGCAACGGCTGGGTTGGCTATGCCATCAAATTCACAGAACAAGCCAAATGTAGCCCCAGATTCTCACATACAAACACCCTACGTTTCGAACCTAGAAGAGCGCCCAAACGGGTAGACTTATCTAATGCCTAACGCACCTAAGACGCCTACGCGCACAATCCGGGTCTCCGATGACCTCTGGCTTGCTGTGCAGAAGAAAGCTGCTGCTGAAAAGGTTACCGTCACAAGCGTGATTATCAAGGCGCTTGAGCACTACATTAAAGTTGACAAGACCCACAACTAAGCCCTAAGTTACTCCCAAAAGGGAGGCTTACATGGCACTTCAAGACTATGTAGAAGACGCTCGACAGTACCGAGCCATTAAAGATCAAGAAAAATTACTTGCTGATCGCAAGAAACTTTTGCGCGACAAATTAGTCGCTGTGTTGCAAGCTGAAGGCACAGAGGACGATAGCGGTCACCTCCGCTTAGAACTTAACGACGATCTTAAACTCACATACCAGCGTAAAGAAAGTAAATCCATTAAGCTCGAAGAAGCTGAGGAAATGCTTAAGGCTAAGGGTATCTGGGAAGACTGCGTTGAATACGTACCTGTTATTAAAGACGACGCCATTATGGCGGCCCATTACAAGGGTCAGATCACTGAAGAAGAGATCGATTCGCTTGTTGATACTAAGGTAACGTACGCTTTCATACTATGACCTCAGATTTTATTGAAGACTCCTTTGGAGACCTTTTTTATCCGGGAAGCAAAAAAAAGATCAAAACTCCCCCAGTAAAAGAAACTCCAGAAAAAGTTGCTTGGGATAAGCACCCCAAGATGCGGACCCTGCCCAACGGCAAGGACATAGAAATGTTCACAATTGGGGCGCTCGCGTCGGCTTTGAATCGGCCGATCATTACGATACGATTGTGGATGAAGGAAGGCTACATTCCTCTGTCGCCTTACCGCTTGCCAGCCAAACCTGACAAGAACGGTGAGATGAGAGAAGGTCGGCGTTTATATACACGGGCCATGATTGAGGCGGCGATTAATATCTTTGCCAAGGCTGGTGTTTTACACGCTAACCGTATAGAGTGGGCTAAGCACAGGGGTATAACATCAAAACTCACGGAAACGTGGGAAGAGATAAGACAGCACGAACAAAACTAAATAACCATAAATAACCATAAATAAACTAAGGATAAAAATAAATGGGAATCAACCAAAATCTAGATGCAACAAGCTTCGTAACAGAAGACGACGAGTTCTCAGTAGATGCTCGTCCAGCAACAACAGTAGATGCTTCTTCAATTGGCATCACATCAGGCTGGCAAACAGAAGAGCGCTCAGGAGGAGAATATCCAGATGACTTCAAATACTCAGAAACTCGTACGCTTGTCCGTTTTATCGACGACGCACCAGTCGTTAACTATAAAGAGCACTGGATCAACGAAATCACTGAGGGTCGTCGAACATTCGTCTGTCTCGGCAGTAATTGCCCACTCTGTCTTGATGTTGTTCATAAGCCAGTCTCAAAGCATAAGTTCAACGTTATCAACCTCGGAGTTAAGCCTTTCCTCCATCAAGTAATGACCGTATCGTCTGTTCGTTTTTACGAAACTTTGCAACAGCACGCATCAGGCAGCTTTGGTCCATTGAGCGCCGGATACTGGACACTTTCCCGTACAGGCGTTAAGCAGAATACAAGCTATCAAATGATTCCAGTGAAGGCGCGCGACCTTCAGGAAGACTTTGGTGTCAACGAAGCAGACGTTCAGGCGTTTGCAAAGACCATCACCCCATACAGTTCAGAGCGTTTGATTTCACGTTCTAGCTTAAAGGATCTTCAAGAGTTGGCTGACAAGCTTAAGTAATCAAATTGGACGTGGGGGCGCTAGTACTTATAGGCTAGCGCCTCTACTCATTGGGGGATAAGTTGATACACGAAGTAAAAGCAATTACAACTAAAGAAGCGCTTGATGAGATGATCGCTTATTACATGAAGCAAGATGCCTTTGCTTATGACGTAGAAACCGTTGGCGATCGACGCGGAGACACGCCTGTTAATGAGGTGCTTTGGATTAGTTTTTCTACTTGGGGGCGTTCGGATGTTATTCCTATGGGTCATCCAAACGGTGATTTAAAAGAGGTTGTGAAGCCCTTAACTGGGCAAGGACAGAAGCGTGCGGACTCTGGGTTGACCATTAGAGATGCTGATTATTCACGCTCATCCAAATTAGCAACTAAGGTTTTTACTGATCCACCAAAGCAATTATACCCCGCAGAAGTATTTGCAGCGTTAGAGCCTTTGATGTTTAACGAAAATATTTTAAAAGTAGGTCACAACCTTATTTTTGATTTAACCTCCGTTGCTAAGTACTACGGTGGTCGCGTACCAGCTGAGCCTTATTTTGACACCATGATTGCTTCTTTTATATCCGACAACCGTAACAAGAATCGTTGTGGTTTAGCGGATTGCTTAAAGCGAGAAATGGGTTTTGAGATGGAAAAGGGTGTGGGAGCAGAAGTAGAGAAGTACTCTTTTCAAGAGGTAGCCCTATATGCCAAACTTGATGCCAAGTACACATGGGAATTGTGGAAGATTATTAGTAAGAAGGTCATTGAGGCTGATGTTCAAGCCACAATGAACCTTGAGATGAAGGTGCTCCGAGTACTTTGTGACATGAAACTTACAGGTGCACCCTTGGATCTAGAAGCGCTTTTTGAATTAGACAAGCGTTTAGACGCGGATATTGAAGAAGCAAAGGCAAATATTTTTCGGATTGCTGGTCGTCAATTTAATTTAAACTCAAACCCCGAGAAGCAAGAGCTTTTATACGGGTCAGTAAAAGACGGAAACCGGGGACTTAAGCCAAAGTTATTGACGGGTAAGGGTAAAGGAAAATTGGCAAAGGAACGTAGTATTAGTGACTACTCTGTATCAGCCGAAGCATTAGAAGAGTTTAGAGAAGAAGATCCTTTAGTAAATGCCCTACTTAATTACTCTGATTTAAATAAATTGCGTAGCACGTATGTTATTCCATACTTGGGTGGTGAGGTAGTTCGTACCACAGGCGGCAAAGCTAAATTAGAAACCAAAGACAGCATGCTTATCAATGGTCGATTGCACTGTGACTTTATTCAGCACGGGGCCGAGACAGGTCGTTTTTCCAGCCGTAACCCAAACCTTCAAAATGTTCCAGCACCGCATACCCCTAACGGCAAGGCGATTAGAAACCTATTTATTGCTCCCGAAGGTTACAAATTAATTGTAGCGGACTACAGTCAAATTGAACCTAGAGTTATTGCTTCTTTGGCTAAAGAAGAAACCATGATACTTTCGTATAAAGAGAAGCGTGATTTGTACACCACCGTAGGCGATAGAGTTGGCGTGGATCGCAAGGCGGGAAAAGAATTAGTGTTATCAATTGCTTATGGTGTTGGAGCCGAAAAGATTGCTAAGAAGATTAATAAGACGGTTCCCGAGGCTCGGCAACTACTAGAAGACTTTGGTAAAGAGTTCCCCGCCATCTTGTCGTATAAGAAAACCGTTATTCAATACGCCCGGCAAAAGGAGCCTATCCCGTACATCAAGACCCGCCTAGGACGTAAACGGTTTTTGCCAGAATTAAACTCCTCGGATAAAGGAGAGCGGGCTGGGGCGGAGCGTCAAGCCTTTAATACACGTATTCAAGGAACTGCGGCCGACATTATTAAGTGGGCTATGGTTCGCGCTTATGAGTTTTTGCCTAAAGAGGCTAAACTAATCCTCACAGTTCACGATGAATTGGTTACCCTAGCCCCAGACAATCTGGTGGAGGAAACTGTATCCGCTATTAGAAGAGCCATGGAAGATATTGATCTTTTAGAGGTTCCTTTAATTGCAGATATTAAAGTTGTAGAGCGGTGGGGAGAGGCTAAAGATCAATGAGTTGGAAATTTTGGCAACCTAAATTTGAACCTCAAATTATTGAGGTGTCTGTTGCCACCTTACTTCGCTGGTATTTTTATGACGCTTCTATAGAAGATCCAAACTATGTTGCCAAAGCCGTAGGAATGCTTCCGGTTAGTGAAGAGGGTAAGCAAACCGAACTACAGGGTAGCGAAGATCGACTATCGGAGATCATGGGGTTACTTCCCTTTATCGAGGCAATGGCCGATATTAATTCTCAAGCTATGGCCGCCGTTCAATTTGAAAGAATGCGTGAGGCAGGAATAGATTTAGATTCTGAAGACCTTCACTCTGAATACCATAAGATAGAAGATATTTACAAGATGATTTCTATGTCTGGGATTATTTCTACCCTGTCCTCAGGAGTAGAATTGGGCTTAATAGATATAAACGCTATAGGAGGAATAATAAGAGATGAGTAACTTCTGGTCTAAACATGCGGGTGGTAATGCTACGCCCACAACACGGTCATCCGATCTGCCGTTGGCTCCCTCGCAACGACCTATGGATACATATCAACAACCACAACAACAACCTACTGGTCGTCCAATGGGAAGTGTTTCTAGTTCAGGCGCTTGCCCAGAATGCCGTAGTGGAAATTACATGAAAGTGGGTTCAATTGCCACGCAGAACGGTCCACAAGATGCATGGCGGTGCTATGACTGTGGGTACCCTAAAGTTCAATCAGGTAGTGGTGCAGGTGGAGTAAATATCCCATCCGCAGGTCCTACACAGAAAGCCTTTCAAGTGCCAACTGGCGGTTGGAATCCTACGACGATTATTGGTAAACTCGAATAATGACAACAGCGGAGAAGAACAAAGAACTTTTAAAAACCATCGCATTAGTTAATAAGAAGAATCCAGGGGCTATTGTCCTAGGATCAGAGATTAGAGAAGATCTAATTTCTCACATGACAACAGGTTCATTATCACTTGATGTAATTTTGGGTGGCGGATGGCCGACCAACCAATGGGCAGAGTTAGTAGGAGAAGCCAGTAATGGTAAAACCGCTATTGCCCTAAAAACTATTGCAGCCAATCAAGAAAAAGATCCAGATTTTACAGCAGTTTGGGTAGCTGCAGAACAATGGGTTCCTTCTTATGCAGAATTATGCGGAGTGGATCTATCACGCGTTTACGTAGTATCCACGAATATTATGGAGGAAGCATTTGAAACAGTTATCAAAATTGCTGAAAGTAAGTCTATCGATTGTATTGTTGTTGATTCCTTGCCTGCTCTGGTTCCAGGTGCAGAAGATGAGAAAGACATGGATGAGTTCACCGTCGGAAAGGGAGCGCTCCTAACTAATAAGTTTTTCCGTAAGGTAGGTCCCGCTAGCAAGCGTTCACTTACTGAACAGGAACGACCTTTTATTGGTTTGATCATCAATCAGTGGCGCTCAAAGATCGGCGTCATGTACGGAGATCCACGAACCACCCCCGGCGGATTAGGCAAAGACTATGCCTTCTTTACTCGTCTTGAGATCAAGCGTGATGAGTGGTTAGAGGTTGGTTCAGGAGATAGCAAGCGCCGTATCGGTCAGACTATCAAGGTTCGTACCCTCAAGAACAAGGTTGCCCCACCATCGCAAGTGGCATACCTAGACTTTTATTTTGCTGACGGGGGATCAGTTCCTCCCGGTGAATACGACTTTGCTAAGCAGATTGCTTCACTTGGGGTCCTTAACAAGGTTATTACTCGTGCTGGTGCCTTCTATAGTTACGGCGATAGAAAATGGCAAGGAGGAGATGCTATGGTTAGCTCTATCAAGGAGGAGATCGACCTCCGAGAGCGTCTGGAGAAGGACGTCCTAGAAACCATCAAGGCTGGCTCAAAGTACATTGTTGAAGCCACCACCGATGAGGAGTAAAGGACAGCAAGAGTCAAGGAAGCATGAGGATAGGCTTGCAAAAGCTATCGGTGGTCAGCGTAACGCGGCTAGCGGTGCTTTTTGGAGCCGTAAAGGCGACGTCAGAAGTAGCGATTTACTTGTAGAACACAAGTGGACTGGCAAGCAATCCGTATCCGTAAAGGCTGCGGTTCTAGAGAAGATTGTTACTGAAGCGATTCTTGACAATCGTATGCCTGTCCTCGGTTTCCACCTTAACGGTGAGAATTACATAATGTTAACGGAGGATGACTTTCTGGAGCTGCGCCACAGACTCCAGGAGTGTTCTTGTACGAAGACGAAGGAATAGAAGGTTGGCGCCACAAAGCCAAGTGTCGATCTATGGACACAGAACTTTGGTTTCCCCCACGCGATAAAGCCAAATACAAACTGATTGCCGACAAGGCTAAAGCGATTTGCTTTGGCAAAGACGGTAAGGCAGAATGTCCCGTACGAATTGAGTGCATGTTGTACGCCGAAGGCAACAACGAGCAACACGGTATCTGGGGAGGACTCAGCCATCGTGAACGCAATGCTCTTAAGCGTAAAGCCAAGAAGAACGATAAGACATTGGAAGAGTGGGTTAGGAAAAGATGAAGCCAACTGGTGCACTGAAAGCGTTTTTAAATGTTGACAAAAGCACCAGAGTAATTGGCCCAGTTGAACGATGGCTTATTGCTAAAGAAAAAGATACCTCACGTCGTCAAGACGTCATTCACCCCTCAGCAATGGCAAGCAACAAGTGGTGCCATAGAGAACAATACTTTTTATTACAAGGTGCTCCTAAAGCCCCGGAAGTAACTAGCCTACAACGAGAAATTGTGTTTGCTACTGGACACATGATTCATGATCGCTGGCAAAACTGGTTTAAAGATATGAACAAGTTGTACGGCAAATACTATTGCGACGATTGCCGGGAGACTTTCACAGGTTTACCCAGTGACCATAAGGTAGATCCACGACACCTTCATTACAATGAAATCCCATTAAGCCATGAACCACTCCGCATTAGCGGAAGTGCAGATGGGCTATTGCTTGGCTTCGGTGATCCCCTACTACTAGAGATCAAATCAGTGGGGGTAGGAACCCTAGGTTGGTATGATCGGGGTCGTTTGATCGAACATAACAATAATTTTGATAAAGCCTTTGATTCTTTAGAGCACCCATTTTCTGATCACATCAACCAAGCTCAGATTTATATGAAACTTATGGAACTTATGGGTATGAAAAATGCACCACAGGAAGCCCTACTGCTTTACGAGGCAAAGGGTAGCCATGCTCTTAAAGAATTTGTTGTTAAGAAAAATGATTTTTCAGTGCTTGATAAGTTTGCTCAAGCCCAGTCAATCCTTGACGCGATTTCGCAAAACACGCCCCCTCTGTGTAATATTAACGGTACCGCAGGTTGCACGAAGTGCAGATCCTATACAGAGGAGCAGGTAAATGAGCGAACTTCAGATTAAACAAGGCGCAAGCCAACCATTAATTCAATCAGTAAGTTTGCAAGGATTTTTATTTCAAACCTCTAAAGAGTTAGACATTCCAGAGATACCTGAGGATGTAACAGAATTAGATGACAATGGTTTAATGCATTTATTTGCAAAGTTAACCGCTTACAGCAACTTCCTTAGCGCCCAACTTGCTTGCGCTTTTATTGATGAGCGCAACGCGGAAAACAGCCTTGAGTTTGAAGAAAGCCTAAGTTACATTGACTCAAGTTCTGCGGGTAAAAAAGAAACTGTAGCCCTTATTAAAGCACGCATTAAAACAGATCCTAAAGTAATGAGGTTGCAAGCGGAGTTTAGTGAGAAGTATGCCTACCGCAAGATCATTGAAGTAATGACCAACAATGTAGAAAAGGATACCGCCTTGATTAGCCGAGAGTTAAGTCGAAGAATTGGTGGACAAAGCGCTACTACTCGTGGAAACAATCGGTTATTTGCATGACCGCACGTGTTAAATTAGTTGGAGGAGAACTTACTTCAACTAACGTATACCTTGGTATAGATCAATCTTACACAGGCTTTGGTATGACTTTCCTAGGGGAAGATGGTTCCTACCAAACTAGCGTTGCTAAGTTTGATTCTATGGGGGTTACCCGGTTATTAAACATTCAAAATTATATTATTGAAAACATCATGGTCAAGCGCTCAACGGGTCATGTTATTCAAGCCACTGCGATCGAAGGGTACGCTTACGGTTCGCAGATGGCTAATATGTTAGGAGAATTGGGTGGCACTGTTAAGTTGTCATTAGTTAAAGCGCGTGCATATATGGCAGAAAATGCGTGCTACCCATACATAGTTAGCCCAAGCATGCTTAAGAAGTACGCCACAGGCAAGGGAAACGTTCAAAAGAATCAGATGCTCTTGCAGGTATACAAGAAGTGGGGCGTGGAATTTAAAGACGACAACGCAGCTGACTCCTTTGCGCTTGCTCAGTTGATATCTGGAAACGCAAGCCTTGAGTACGAAAAGGAAGTTTACGATAAACTTCAGTCCCCTGAATATAGAGAGATTGACGTTTATGCCTAGTTATGACTTTGCCTGTGTAGCATGCGACACTCAAATCGAACGGTACTTTACTTTTGAAGAAAATCACCGTGTTGAATGCGAGCATTGCGGTAACCAGATGATTAAGGTATTTCAAGCCAACCCAGCACATTTTAAAGGGGGTGGTTGGGGTGGCCAAGGATAAGTTTACAAAACGGGATAACCGCAATCTTGGGTACATGACAGCGGAGGAATTTGTTGACACGTTTACCCCTGGATTAAAAGAATACCTTGGGCATAACTGGGGTAAAGATAAGCAACAACTGTTGCACCCAATGGATCTTATGATGAATACTCAAACGTATTTTGAAATTGGTGGTCACGTTCTATCAGATTTTATGGAAAAATGCCGAGATCAATACGAGAACTGAAACCTGATTACACAGGTACTTTAGATTACGCGGATCAGGTCTGCCAAGAGTGCCCACACTGCGAATCAAACTTGTGGAATTTAAAGGTGTCCTTTGCAGACTACGAAATCGCCCAATACTTATTGGAGATGGAGTGCGCTATTTGTGGCACTTTTGCCATTGCTCCTACCCCATTAGATCGGCTAGTTTAGCCTTACACCCAACTTTTAGACCCGCATACTTTACGTAGGGAGATCCCAACACACGTAACCCGAGGTCTAAAATATGTCAGAAAAAGAAGAAGGAATCCTGCGCGTCGGCGCTGGATCCAACCCACAATCCGTAGCATCCGCAATTGCCCACAGCATGTACGAAACACGCTCAGCAAAATTGCGTGCGGTGGGTGCTGGAGCTGTAAATCAGGCTGTAAAAGCCATCACTATTGCCCGCGGTTATACCGCTCCACGAGGTATCGACCTTGTTTTTGTTACTGGGTTTACTAACATTGAAAGCCATGATGGTCAGATTTCTGCCATCGTTTTTGATGTTAAGGCACTGTAACGCTTGATTACACAGTATCCTGTAATTCACCTTCGGCCAAAGGATTTAAATATGTCAGAACCAAAGAGCAAGTTCCCTACAATGGGAAAGAACGCCGCACACCCAAAGGTTGCAGGCGTTGAAAAAGGAACATTAGTAAAGAAGAAGAACACCGCTTCAGGTGGAGCTACAGGCTCAACCGAGCATCGTTCAAACGTTACTGAAAAGGCTGGCGCCTCCTACGGCGTTAAGGTCAAGTTCCAAAAGCAAATAGCCCCAGAAGCTGGCGCCACACAGAGCAACGGTAAGATCGTCCCTGCATCTGTTAATCGTACCCGCCCTAACTTCAAGGCTGGCGTAAGCGACCTATCTCGCTAACTTTTACCAAAACGGAAGCCTCCCAAGCACGCGCTGGGAGGTTTTCCTTTTTGCACTATTTGGTCATATGTGGTTGAATAACACCATGGTAATTCCAGAAGACAAACCTTATAACAAACGGGGCACCTGTTTTGTAGGATGGTGGCTTAAGTCCAAGGACGACAAGTTTGTACAAGAGTTTTTAGAATTACTTGCGGATGAAAAAGTTTCCACGTTAAGGCTGTACGAATTCATAGATCAAAGTTATCCTGACGTCGAGTTCGGGTTAACTACATTCCGAATGCACAGATTAGGAAGATGTTCATGTCCATAAAAGACGATTTTAATTCTTTTATTAAAACAAATCGTGGATCAGATGATGTTACAAAAGATATTCCAGATACATGGCGCCCCCGATCAGAGGTTGGCACCGACGGCGGTTTTGTTATCACAACCCCACGCAAGGACGGTAACTTACCGGGCGCTCGCGAAGCAATTGAAGAGGCGGGATTAAACGCAGATGAGTGGGAAGTCCTATCCATTCGTCGAGGTCGTTGGCAAAAGTTTGACGGTGAATGGTTAGAGTCCCTTCGTGTTAACTTACAGCCCGCAGCTGGGAACGCAACACGTGATTATGATTTAGATTCCCTTAAGAAGTCCATGGAAAAGTGGAAGCCGGGCAAGGTTAAAGAGACTGCAGGAAACCTAACCGCTGTTTACAGTGTAGGTGATACTCAATATGGTAAAGACGATACCCCAGCAATTGTAGATCGTATGCATCGCGCACTTGAAGAAGTTATTGCTCATTATGAACGCATGTCAAAGCGGTATGACATTGCACAGATTGCGTTACCTCAACTTGGCGATTGCATTGAAGGAATGACCAGCCAAAAGGGAAAGGTAATGGGTCGCCATGATATTGGCGTTTCAGAGCAAGTACAGGTCGGTCGCCGTATGCTACTTACGTGGATCAAAGAGTTGGCTCCGCTTACCTCTAAGTTAATTATTCCAGTTGTTCCCGGTAACCATGACGAGGTTCAACGTTTTCTAGTAAGTCGTCCTGAAGATTCATGGCAGATTGACATCGTTCGTCAAGCAGAGGACGCAGTACTGCTTAATGATTTTCTCAAAGATCGTGTTGAGTTTCGCTACCCAGCAGCAGATGACAGCACCTTGGCTGTTGAATTAAGCGGTGTTTTGTACGGAATGGCTCACGGACATCAGGCGCCTAACATGATTAAGTGGTGGAACGGTCAAGTAATGGGTCGTTGTTCAGTCGCTAACGCAGATATCCTTAACGTTGGTCACCTACACCATTACCACACTCAAAATGTAGGTCGTCGTTTATTTGTACAAAACCCAGCAATGGACAACGGTTCTAGTTGGTGGCGCGACAAAGCGGGCTTAGAAAGCGATCCAGGTATTGTTTCTATGTTAATTGGTCAAGGTTTTGACCCTCGTAGAGAGTTAACTGTGCTAGCAGGTACTCGCTAGCCTACAATGTAGGTATGCCAGGTCCACATCAAAACGTCCAGTCGCTCGGTGCGAATGGTATGTATGGAACCTACGCCGCTTATGGCGCAGGTGGTCAACCTACCGCACGTTCCGAGCTCGATTTCCTACGCATGGGCGTTGGTCGGGAACCTAGCGCAGAATATCCGGATGGTTATTTAGGAACCATTCGTACACGTCGTGATGATCGCGGTCGTCCAAACGGTACATCGGAAAAAGTATTAGACAGCATGAAGTCACGTGTAGGACAGCGTTCCTACCAACGTGGTGTTCACCGCGGCGAGCGCATTGATCCAAGTGATTACTACTATCCTTCAGGGTTTGAAGCCGACCGCGGTATCAAGCGTCAGATGAAAGGCGTTCAAGTGGGTAGCACTATTGTTACTCGACGCAACGCAGATAAGTCAAAGTTTGCACCAGCACCTCACCTTCCTAATGATGGTAAGGCTGGTCCAAACGTACGAAGCGATTCACCAATGTTGATCAACGGTCGTCGCGTCAGTCAGATGCAACGCATGAAACCAGGATGGCAGTAATATGGATAAAAATAAAGATCAATTTGCTCCTGTAAAAACGGTATCTAAATACCCTATTCCATTAAGCCCACATTCTTGTGAGCGTTGTGGGGCGGGGGATCACCCGACAGAGGATTGCCAGTAATGCCCGGTAAATTTGCAGACGGCGTTTACTCACGTAAGCCTTGGCAAGCAGCTCCACAAGCCGCTTATCCACCACAGGCATACATTGGACCCTTCCAAAGTAATCAAGAGCGCTTGCTCAGTCAATCACTGGCTGTTCATACTATGACAGGTGCTGAGATCCAACAACACGTTCGCCCACCTATGCCTCAGGTAAAGAACCTATTCCCTTCACGATTTGGGTACGTAAAAGAACAATATGGAATTAAAGATATCGTTGAAATGAAGGGTCGCCCAGCCCAGCGCAACGAAGCCGACTACTCACAGACTCCTAATACACAGGAATCATCGAGCCGAAACACGTTAGGAACCACAATCTAATGGCATATGACCCAGGATTATTAACAGATGCAACAGGAGACGGCATGTCCGGCGCCACAGATGTATCGCTAGAAACACAACAAAAGTTGAAGAAAACGTATTACAATGGGTCTAAGCCTTGCGTCGATTGTGGACTCACCATGAACCCCGCTGAGGCTCTGTTTTCTAACGGTTACTGCCCCAACTGTACCCGTCGCAAGCAGACCAACATTGTGAAGGGTGGGATGGCATAATGGCTAAAGAAGATCGCGCAAACAAGCGTGCGCTTAAAGCTTCAAAGGCTAAGTCAAAGTACAAAGCATCCGACAGCAATGTTCAGGAGCGTGAGCAAACTGTAAAGGTAGCGTCTGAGATTAAAGGTTACCTCCCTAATATGTCACGCAAAGAAGTATTTCACCATGCCGCTAAGAGCGTTGAGGGTGAAACGGGTATATCTTCAGATTCCAACAACGTCAAGGTGGTAAACAAATGACAGTTCGTAAAGTTCGCTCAAACGTAGAGTCACTCGAAAAGGGTGCAACAGACGGCAAGTACCGTCGTTCACGCCCTAACACAGAGGTTGCTCCCGGCATGGGAGATCAGTTAGTTAAGAAGAATCGCGCTGGACTACATCCATACATGAACTACGGCTTTATCAATTCTGAAGAGGCTGATCAAGTTAACCCAGCAGGTAACTAACATGGGGGTTCGCCGCAGAGAAAAAGACCCAAAGCGCGTACCTTCTTTAGGTATTAGCGAGCCAATCAGCCACGTTAACAAAGTGCGCCAAACGACTGTTATGGGTACAACTATGCAAACTGGCGGCAAAGACTCATCAGGAATAGCGGACATCAGCAACACGTATGTTCATAGAGGTAACGGATTTACAGCCGTTGCAAAAGTTCCAGATAAAAATAATAAAATTGATAACCGAGGTGTTGCAGGACACGGTACTCATGTCGCTATTGGTAAAGGTAAAACTTATAAAGAAGCATTTAATAACGCTTCAACTAAGCGAACTGAAGGATTAAAAAGCGGTGAGTTTGGCAAAGGTAACCCTGCAGATAACGAGTGGATAAAGACTTCTCGTGAGGAAGCCTTAAAAGGTAATCCTAATTACAAGCCTGTCCAAGTTATTAAAATTGATTCAAGCAAACCAGGAGGACGCGCATAATGGCATCAGGAAATCCAGATCGCTCAACCAATCCAAAACGTCAGCCTAAAATGAATTGGGATAAGGTTCCTACATGGAACGGTCCCGGCAGTTGGGAAGCTTCACAGCCTTTGTCCGAGTCTTACAAGCAGGCTTTAGCCGATAAAAAAGATTCAGGAATTAATACCACTAACGCCGCAGGGGACTAATCCCGATTTTGTGACCTACCTCACATAGGGTAGGATCTGGGCATGGCTATCGATCCCTATAAAGCGTTTGACCTGTCCCAATTAGCAACTAAAAAGGACGAACATAAGGTCCTTATTTTGGCATGTAAAACTTGCCGTTCATTTGAAGAGATCCCAGTTGATGAACGTTGGCCAATCAATCATCAAGAACAAAACCTTTTCCTTAAGCGCGCACTTGAAGCACACCAACGTCCGCAACCTCACATGGGTTTGCTTGTAGACGTTGACTTTGCCGTATGGAACAGCGACAGTGGTAAGAGGAGGATGTCCGCAGAATTGTTCACACAATCAGAGGGTCTTGGTCCAGAAGTTTACGCCGCTAAAGATAACTACTCTGCCGATGCTATGAAGTGTTTCCAAACACACTTACGTCCAGAAGGCGCTTGCCCAGACTATAAGTCAGGTCCAAAGTTAATCAAGATTGAAGTGATGAAAGAAGAACGTCGAGAGGCTGGATTATCAACCTCAGAACTACCTTCATTTTATTTGTGCGATTTCTGCCCAGTAAAGAGCTTTAACATGATGAAATCAAACCAAGCGAAAAAACTTTACACATGACAGATCGTGCGGATGCTCAGACCGCTTTTATTATGGTTAAAGAATGGGATGGTACTTGGCGTGCCGTTGTTGAACTAGACAAAGTATTTACTGTCGATCGTTTAGCCTCCCGTACTGACATTCGTACTGGTACCAAAGAAATGACAGATTTTCTGGCTGAAGATGACCTATCAAACCTCATTGTTTCCAAGTTATCTGAAAGTCGCAAGACGGATAGCGAGCGCACCGCCGAGGCAGTAAGGCATGCTTTGCAAGAGAGAAAAGCCCCCGTAACTACAGAGGATTAAAATGACCACAATCGTAGCAGTGCAATACGAAGATCATTGCGTAATTGGGGCAGATAACCAAGTTACCAGCGAGACTGGTCGCATCTATCGTCACAAGGATATGGCAAAAATAAGTGAACGCGGTGCATTTTTAATTGCGGGCAGTGGAGAGGTTCAACCATGCGATCTTGCTCAGCACACGTGGATCCCGCCACGTGTTACCGCCAAAGATAAATTAGACATTCATCATTTTATGATTACTAAAGCCATGCCGTCACTTCGTGAGTGTTTAAAAGCAGGAGGATATAATTTTGATGAAAAGCAAGAGTCGGATTCAGGTCAGCGTTTTAACTTTATTATTGCTGTAAATGGTCAATTATTTGACGTAGGAGATGACCTTTCAGTTTGTCGAACAGATTCAGGATTTTACGGGGTTGGAAATGGTGCGGCGTATGCACTTGGTGCCCTTCATGCAGGAGCAAAAATAAACAAAGCTTTGGACATTGCTTCTAAACTTGATGTTTATACCTCAGGTCCTTTCATTACGCTAGAACAGTACGCCGAATAAGTAATACAATAGGTGTATGGATCTATACGACGCCCTTGCCTCTAAGGCTCAACCTGTCGGTATAAGTCCTTCATCCACCTCATATTTTAGTAAGCCTCAGGTAATACTTGACCCCCGCTTATTTCGCAATCAAAAGTTAATTCCCTCAGTTCGCGAGGGAATACTTGCAACCCTGTTTAACTTTTTAGAAGAGCACTTTACGTCACCCGCTGACTGGTCTTACGTTTGGCTAGCAGGTTCTGGAGTTTCACACCAATGGGCCGCCGATCGCACACCGGGAGATCTAGACTGCCTAGTAGGTATTCAATATCCAAAGTTTAGAATGGCTAACGAACTTTACAAAGGTTTGAGCGATAAAGAAATTTCCAGCATGTTCAACCAGTTATTCCGTTTGTCATTATGGCCACAAACGGCTGACTACATGGGCGCCTTCGAACTTACATTTTATGTGAATGTCCAAACAGACATCAGAAAGATCAAGCCTTATGCTGCGTATTCATTAATCAGCGATGATTGGTCGGTGGCGCCTACTATGGATGAAGCACTCCCTAATCCAGAGTTCGATAAAAAGATTGACCGCGATAAAACTATGGCGGCTGAAATTATAGTTCGCTACGGCGTAGCTCTTGATCAGATCCATAACGCTACTAATCCAGCAGCAAGAGTTAATGCGGAACGCGCATTAAAACTTGCAATCAGTCAAGGCGTAGCACTATATAACGATATCCATGGAAGTAGAAGTTACGCGTTTAGTGAATCTGGCGAGGGTTACTTAGATTACGCAAACTACCGTTGGCAAGAGGGCAAAGCCTCAGGTGTGGTTCAAGCGCTCGCCAAGTTAAAGGAGCTGGAGGACGCCGCTCAAAAGGATTTTGCGTCAGCCACATATGGTATAGAGTTACCGGACGTATCCACCTTAATCAGAAGAGCAGCAACTAGAGACTTTTAATCTTAGAGATACTGGAGAATTAAATCGTGGCAATTGTTTTATACATGGATGGCGTATTGAGAAATCAAAAGCGCGTCGCAATTCCTTCTGGGTTAAAGTTGTTCCGTGTACTACAGCAAGTTCAAAGCGTTGTTATTATTGGTGAAGACAAAGCCTTAACCGATCAGTGGTTGCGTGAAAATAAACTTGGCAAGATTGACAACATTGTAGACAAAAATGTCCCAGCCCCCGCAGCTGATTGGGAATTTCGTGCGGCGGATTACATTCGTTCGCAAGGTCCCGTTGACTATGTAATCACAGCAGACTTAGATCTATCCACCCGGTTACTCAATGCTGGTTTCAGGGTTTTAATGTTTTTGGAGCCAACCTATTTGGATCACAAGTTTCGTCCTGATAGTCGAGAGGGCAAAAAAAGTTGGGCGGATATCAAGGCAGAACTTGATCGCCAAGATGATCTACTGTTAGAAGACAAGCGCGTTCAATAAATGGAATTTATTTACTTGGGTGCTGAGGTACCCTCTAATCGCCTACTTCTAGGATCAGCCAATGTCCAATATATGGGATTGAGTTATTGGCGTTTAGTGAAGCGTGGTTTACCAAAAACCAAGGCATACTTAATTGAAAACTATTTTGAGCCAGAGGTAAAGGTCTTTGTACACCCTGGAATTCCTCGCAAGCAACTACTTGGTAAGGATGAATTGGAAGAATTTGCCGCCAATTACGAAGAGTTTGTGGTTGAGAATATCGACGCCATTTATCGTTACACCGAGGTTGATCACTCACAGATAAGCAAAGACTTTGTCCAGAACCAACGAGACACAGTTTGGGCAGAACTCCCCCCGTCAAAGTTCCTTCCCGTTTGGCGCCCAGAAACTGGGCAACGAGGTCTTGCTGATCTTACATCCAAGTACCTAGACATTGGCATCTCAGGAGACTCCCTAGAGAGCGCTACATGGCTTGCTGGAGCCACTCAGACGCACGCTAGAGTCGACGGGACGCGTTTTCATGGGTTGGGTATAGCCCGCCCAGATAACACCCGTCAGGTGCCCCTACAGAGCGCTACAACCCTGTCATGGCTATCGCCTATGATGAACGGGGAAACTATTCTTTGGGATAACAACCGCCTTGTACGGTACCCAAAAGACATGAAAGAGCAAGCCCGATCTAGACATAAAAATACAATTGAAAAAGCGGGTTTAAATTTTGATTTGATTATGGAAGACGACGCCCAAGAGGTTTGTCGTTTGGCACTATGGTCATTTGACCAATTAGAACAAAGGATGACCATGGATAAGAACTCCTATCATGATAGTTTTGATGATCCACTAGGTGAGGATTATGTGGAAACTACCCCTCAAATACATGATAGGAAAGGGGTAGAGATGCGGAAACTTTTGGCTCGTGAAGAGGCTGAAATGGGCAACTTACCAGTATTCGGTTACGAAGTAAAAACTGAAATTGATGAAGACGGAACCATCAAAGATGTACAGACCGTACACTCACAGCAGGTCAGTTTGCGTGTATGCGATACATGTTTTGTTGCAGCTAATTGCCCCGCTTTTAAACCTCAATCTGTGTGCTCATTTAAATTACCAGTTGCGGTAAAGACTAAAGATCAACTTAAGAGTTTAATCAATGCAATGGTTGAAATGCAAGCCCAGCGCGTTGCTTTTATGCGGTTTGCGGAAGAACTGAACGGCGGCTACGCTGATCCAAACCTTTCCCAAGAGGTTGATCGCCTCTTTAAGTTACTCAAAATTGTTAAGGAATTGGACGATTCAAGAGAGTTTATTAGGATGACTGTTGAACGTCAGGGAAGTGCTGGCGTACTGTCACAGATCTTTGGAGAGAAGGCTAAAAATCTAAACGAAATACCTAATGGAGGACTAACAGAAGAGCAAACTACCCAGATAATTAAAGGAGTTATAGAAGAGTAGTTATATATTATAGAAGTGGTAAAACCCACTTGGATTGACTTCCCCCAGCAGACTACGTTTCAGTAAACTAATCGTCCTCCCGCCAAAGCGGGAATTTTAATTTAGGAGCACACATGAACCTCAGCTTTCGTTTGGCAGAAGAATTTGTTTCAGGTTACAAGTCAAAGAAAGTACCTTGGGGTTATCAAGACGCCGCTGGTAATTCAGTCGGCGAGATTACATTTTTAAGAACCTATTCCCGGCTCAAGCAGGACGGAACCAAGGAGACTTGGGTAGACGTTTGCGAGCGAGTGATCAACGGCATGTACTCCCTGCAGAAGGATCACTGTAAATCTAACCGCCTACCTTGGAATGACTCGAAGGCTCAAGCCTCAGCCAAGGAAGCATTCGATCGCCTGTTCCACCTGAAGTGGTCACCTCCCGGTCGTGGGCTTTGGGTCATGGGTACCCAGATTGTTAATGAGCAAAAGAACTCAGCGGCGCTTCAGAACTGTGCGTTCGTATCGACTGGTTCGATGACTAAGAACGATCCAGCCAAGCCATTTGAATTCCTCATGGAAGCCTCCATGTTGGGCGTCGGCGTCGGGTTCGACGATAAGGGCGCAGACAAAGACTTCACTATTTACGAACCTACAGAAGGAGAAACATATGTCATCCCCGACACCAGAGAAGGATGGGTTGATTCCGTCGGAGCTCTCATCAATGCTCACCTCAAGCCAGATACGAAGGCTCCAGTCTATAGTTACAGCGAAATTAGGCCAGCAGGCACCCCAATCAAAACCTTCGGCGGAACAGCCGCAGGACACGAACCCCTCTTAAAACTTCATAACCATATACGCAAGATGTTCAAGGGTCGCGCTGGTACAACACTGACTCGAGTAGACATCGCTGATATTGGAAACATGATCGGTGTCTGCGTGGTTTCAGGTAACGTGCGCCGTTCGGCTGAACTGTTGCTTGGTCGTTTAGACGACGAGAACTTCCTCAACCTCAAGAACGCCAAGGTGTTCCCAGAGCGCAACTCATACAGTAAGAAGGAGCCGGGTTGGGCATGGATGTCCAATAACTCTGTTATTGCTAACGTGGGCGATGACCTATCCAAGATCGTTGACAACATCTCGATCAACGGTGAGCCGGGTGTGGTTTGGATGGACGTTACTCGTGCCTATGGTCGCCTCAAGGATCCAGTCAATAACAAGGACTGGCGTGTATCGGGATACAACCCTTGCGCTGAGCAGTCACTAGAGTCCTACGAAATGTGTACGCTCGTTGAGACATACCTCAATCGTCACGAAAGCATTGAAGACTACAAGCGCACATTGAAATTTGCTTATCTATACGCAAAGACTGTCACCTTGCTTCCTACTCACTGGGAAGAAACCAACGCGATCATGCAACGAAACCGTCGTATTGGAACTTCGATGTCTGGAGTTGCTAACTTCTCAGATATCCATGGTTTGCCAGTACTTCGTAAGTGGATGGATGACGGTTACAAGGTTATTAAGAATTACGATCAGGGTTACTCAGAGTGGCTTGGAATTCGTGAATCAATTAAAACCACAACCATCAAGCCTTCAGGAACAGTATCGATCCTTGCAGGTGAAAGTCCAGGGGTTCATTGGACACCGGGTGGAGAGTACTTCGATCGTGCAATTCGTTTTGGAAACGACGATCCTATGCTTCCGCTATTTAAGATGGCTAACTATCGTGTAGAGCCAGCTGCAGAATCACCAGAGACAACCTCTGTCGTGTTCTTCCCGATCAAGTCGATGGCTAAGCGCTCAGAGAAAGACGTTTCCATTTATGAAAAGGTTAATCTTGCGGCGACCGCTCAGTACGAATGGTCAGACAACTCGGTTTCTGTAACTGTATCCTTTAACGCAAAGACGGAAAAAAACGCAGTTGGAAAAACCTTACATATGTTTGACGGGAAGCTCAAAACCGTTTCCTTCCTACCGATGGGGAACGAGACCTACCTGCAAATGCCATATACGCAGATCACCGCAGAAGAATATGAAGACGCTACTATGAAGTTATTCCCAATCGATTTCGCTGGAGTGTACGCAGGAATGGCATCCGATGCTATCGGAGAGGCATACTGCACAACCGATGCTTGTGAAATCAAACTAATCAAGAACGCATAGTAATCATCGAATACAGTTATCAACAATGGGTTGACCCCGTCTCAAATTGGGATGGGGTCAATCGTGTTGTTACCGTAGATAACGTTGTACCACCAGAACTGTGCGAGCTATTCGTTCGTTGGTTCAAGCATGGTCAAGCAGAAGAACTATTTGATTTCAAAACTAAAGACGGGTTGAGGTTTATTTATAACTCCCCTAAAAGCCTACTATTTTCTGACGCCATAGACGACGTAGTAAAACTGGTTGCCCCCTATACAACTGGACTGTACCTTCATGAGATCTATGCGACCCACTCCCTTACCGGGTCGGATCTAGAAGCACATTCAGACATAGTCACCGCTAACCATGTTTCAGATGAGTTGGTAATTGTCGCCTACTTCAACGACGACTTTGAGGGCGGAGAGATTTACTTTCCAGAGTTGGGGCTAGAGCAAAAGAACAAGCGCGGATCCATAGTGATGTTTCCACCCAAGAACTACGCGTATAACCATGGCGCTCGCAAAGTTACTAAGGGCGAAAAGTTTTTACTTAATCTATGCTTTACTACTGATAAGTCTCGGGACTACTATTCAAGGAGCGCAAAATGACAACACACTGCTTTATTTGTAAAGATGCTATTGAGGTTGAGGCTGAGTATGAGTCTAACCAGAACTTTTGTTTCATCTGTCGTGGTGAAGTTTCGCAGGTAGACAACGATCAATAATAAATGCTAGATATCCCATCGATATGACGGGAATTGAAACCGTACAATGGCATCAAATGATTGACGGCGTAACTGTTGTTGTACAAAATAATGGAACCAGTAGACTTTATATGATCCACATTGTTGTCCATAAAATTAATAAATACTTGATTGCTAAACGGGCTATACAAATATATATGCTTTGGGTAATTGCCACGCAATTTAAATGTGCTCGCATCTTCACGAAGTAACTCAGCATACGGAGCATTATCCACGCAATTGCTGAGAATATTAATATCATGTTCCACACCAACAATCGCAGCATAACGACCATCCTCTTGTGCTAGCGCTAAAGGCAACCCAAGTCCGCAACCAATATCAATAAACGTATGAGCCACACGCATAGACCATGCTTCATCGATCAGGCGTTGAGCATCAGCTATGTGTGAGGCAAGATACCCAACCTCATTCTTGTTTACTGAATTAGACCAACCACCAGTTTTAATACCAAGTTCCTCAGCTTCACGTTCATACTCGGCAAGGAACACATCAGATACATAATCCAAATCCATTGGTACGATTTCGCTTTCGCTTTGCAACACTCGTCCATGGCATTCAAGTAACTCATGTTTCATGCAGCCGACTTGAAGTAACCAGCCCCGCTCTGCACCATAAGATGCCCACTTACGTGATCCACGAATAGCTGTATACGTAGAATCACTTGGATCCAGGGTGTAAAAAGAATTAGCACCGGGGTCTTCGACTAATCTAATCCCCATATTACAGAGACTGTAATCGACCTCGGTGCTAATAAACTTTCTTTTGGTTCCATAAAGAAACCAATCTTGCATGTTCATTAAGTACTAGAAAGAACCCTCAGCGGTGAACTTCTCGCCCTCAGTTACTTCTACCCAACGAACGAATTTTTTACCAACAGCGGCCGCCGCGTGCTTCTTAGCCTTTGGTGCAGACTTCCATGCTGTTGTGTTTTCTACGCCATCCACATGGATATGAAGCATGAAGCCTCCACCATCAAGTGGGTTCTTATCGAGTTTGAATGTGTATATTTTCTTAGCCATTATTCCTCCACTATTTCTGCGTCTTCGATTACATTTTCTTGGTACGCAGTTCCTTCTGATTCTGGGATTGATACGTTTTCCATAAGTGGGGCATGCTCGTAGTCAAGTTCTACGCTAGCGGTGGCGAACTTACCGTCGTCGCTGGATACCCAGTCGATTTTACGTCCTACAATATTCTCACACCAACGCTTTGCTGGAGCTGCGTTAGACCATGAAGATGCACCAATAGTTTCAGGACGATTGTCAACGTCAGCAGCGATAACAGCAGCGAGCCATTTACCATTGCGCTCATCGTTGCGGATCACGTTAAAGGTAAAGAGGCGACGGTTGTCGTTATCCTCACGTGCTGGCAACTTGAATGTGATGTTTAGATGATTAGTATTTAGATTAGCCATGGTCGGAGTTTATCAGACTGTCACTAGTGCTAGCGACTTGCTCAATAGTTCGAGCACTCGTGCGTGTCCAAGTTCGGCATCATGCATACTCTTGTAGCGCTTGCTATGGGTGATCCGAAGGTCAGCATTCCACGCGTAAGTTACATAGATCATGGGGATCTCAGGTACCCGGCTGGTCTTAGTCATGCGCTCATTGTTTGGATCATAATCTGGGGCATCCACACCTGTCCATATAGTGAGAACGCGATTAGGTCCCACGTAGTTTTCCTTGCTCCATGGGTTTTTGGTAAGTTTGACCCATTCAGCAATAGTGATCGGTTTACCCAATAGATCATGAACTGCGTAATCGTATTTAGAAGAAGAGATCATGTAGCACCGCCTGTACTGGTTGAGGGAATAACTTGGTAATACCAGTTAATCGCAAGATTATGTAAATTCCAATTGCAAAGATGTAGTACGTTCCCAACAGGATCGTCCAGTAAATAAATGTTGCTAGTGTCATCTGTTATTGACCTCCACTAACCGATTAATGATCCACTCAACAACAGGCACAGCAACAGCATTACCCATTTGCTTGTAACGTTGAGAATCGGATCCGATTTCTGTCCAGTTATCTGGGAATCCTTGAAGGCGTTCGCACTCCATAGGAGTTAGGCGGCGAACCATTGACGGCACATCTTCATATACCATCGTGTCCTTTGCCCGCCGGGCGTTGAGGCTTGGTGATACTTCTTCCTTTGGAAAGTCGTAAAGCTCAAAGTTACCAACCATTGCCACAGCATTACCTCCAACAGTATCCATAGTGAACATGGGATCTTGAACATCCCCATAACCTTTTCCATTAGGGCCAGCCGTATCACTACGACCAACCATCGTTCCTTGGATTGGATACGCTACCGCTTGCCCACCAGTTGTATCAACTGTGTAAGCAGGTGCAGAATCTTCTCCTAAACCAAGACCGTTTTGTTTCTTCTCCATCTCGCGACCATCCTGAATCGGATAGACAGCCATCGGTGTGTTATTACCGCCTGTACCCATTTTTGCTGGCAACGTATTAATCACCTTTCCCTGAATTCTTACTTCACCAAACGTACCGCTGTAAAACACAAGAACTGTTGCTCGTGTGTCTCCGTTATTCTCGAATGCATTCAATGTCGGCACTACTCCTTCCGCTACCCATGTCTCAAAGTCGTGAACGCTTTGCGCTCTCCGACTTTTAACCCACCACGAGGTGACCATTATTAATATCCTGATTGACGATCGTTGATCGGTGATACAACTCAGCCGAGATCGTGTTCGCTACATCTCTGCCCTCGCCTGAAGTGCTGAGTGGAGTTGCGAAGGTAGAGTTTTTCCGCGATTTGTCGCTCTTCTCAGAATGCCCTCGCATGCCTTCGATGAGAGCAAGTACTTCTGCAGGTGATCGCCCGTCGTCTCCAAGACATCCAACAATGAAGACTCGACGGCGACGCTGGGGGACTCCGAAGAACTGAGCGTCAAGAATCCTGTAGGCGACCCCATACCCGAGCTCAACCAACGCTTGGATAACGGTTCCCATGTCTGCTCCGTTGTTGGATGACAACAATCCAGGGACATTTTCGAGGACGAACCACTTCGTTTGCGTTTCTTCGAGGATACGGCAGATTTCCCAGAAGAGTCCAGATCGAGCTCCAGCAAGTCCGGCTCTCTTTCCTGCAACGGACAAATCTTGGCATGGAAATCCTCCGACAATAATTCCGTTAGAACCTTCGAATCCGAGTTCTCTAAGTTGATCACCTGTCACATCCTTTACATCGTTGATTAGTGGAACGTTTGGGAATTGCTTTTCTAATACAGCGCGTGCATGCTTATCAATTTCGCATGACGCAACAACTTCAACACCTGCTCGGTGCAGCGCAAGATCAAACCCACCTACACCAGCAAATAATGAAACGGCTTTCATCGACCCTCACTCTCTACTCTCTCCCAGTTGAATGTGCACTGCACACACTCGTACGGTGGAAAACCTTCCTTTGGTTTAAGCACAATGTGTACCGTACGATCATTGCACTTTAGGCAATCCGCGTACAAGAACCCATCGTTTTCCGTCCATCCGTTCTGTGTCATATCCTATCTCTCTTTTCTAGTTCCAGCTACCAGCGGTGCCCTTGGCGTGCTTGGGTGTCCAAGCAACGGTATCGAATTTCATGTAACAGGTAAAGCATTTGCCCTCGGCAAAGTATTCGTAGATCTCGGCTTTGAAACTGACGCGCCGGGCTTCGGCCCCGCACATAATGCATGGATCTGGTTTCATTTTAGTATTGTCGTTCAAGTGGGTCATTTGACTCCTCCTCCTCCTCTTCGTATTCATATTCAATTCCAGGGTCGATGCTTTCCTCAATCCCCTTTTTAGATCCAAAAACCTTCTTCAATACGTAATTGAATAACTCTGGATCTTCATCAGAGTTGAGCCACGCCCAACGTTCTGATTCTTTTATGTATCGAAATTCGATACACAAAGAGTATTTACGCCACATTACGTTAATTGAGGGTTCATAAATGTTTTCTTTATGAAGCTCGTACCCAAATGGGGTATGCATTCGCCATTTTTCAAAGTTTAACCCAATCAGGCTGTCTGATCGATCAGATTCAGTGCTAACACGAATTCCTACAGGTAACCAGCGCTTCATACTTCTATCTCCTTTGGCTTGGGGTAAACGTCACTAGCGGGGAAGTAAAGATCTATATCCAAGGCTCGTGATAAGACTCGAATAGCCTCCCAAGCCTCCTCAAACCCGCGGTTTGTGTTGGCAAGATCTATGGCGTCAGTGATCTCTTCCATTTGATCTACGGTCAATCCATTGTTCTCTGTGTTAAGGAATGCAATCTCTAGGTCACTCATCAGTCTCTCTCCTTTACTGTGACGTCAAGTTTCTCTGCGTCAATCTTATTTCCATATTCGTTGTACATGGTTGTACCTCTGGCTAGGAACACCATCGCCCAAACCTCTGCCCACTTCCAGCACTCTCCAATTGCTTGGGTAGTGATCCCATGTTCAGTAATGATCTCGACGGCAGTCTCTGCCTCTTGCAAGACTTGGTAGTACTTCATCTCATTAGAGATAAAAGTCTGCTCAACATCCAAACACCGGACTAGTTCGCTGTCTACAATCTGGGATGGGTAATAGATCTCTTCACCGTTGTAGGTGAACTCGTAATATGTTGTAATGCTCATGCTTTTCTCCTCTCAGCTGCAATCTCGCAATTCGGCGGGCACATGTGATAGTCACACTTGTCACACACGTGATGAACGAACCACTTGCCCGCCCGGTTTTGGATCCGAACGTCTCTTGCCTCATGAATAATGCACTGCTTCATGCCATCTCCTTATTGTTATTAATGTAAGCGCACTCATCGCACTCATGAGTGACGCCATTCTCGATAGGTTTCTCCCATCGAGTTCCACAATCCGCACAGGCATACTGATACGGATAACAGACTAAACAACTCTCTGCCCCACATCCGTAAGTCATGCGGTCAACACTCCTCCGCGATACATGAAGGACTCGCGAGCCTCTTCAAGCGTCTGGCAATAAGTCCCTGAGTAAACGTACAACCCCTCGGGACGATCAGCAACCAACCAAACGGCGAACGGGTGAATAGTTCTCTCCCTTACCGCAAGCACCAGCCATGAGTCATATGAACCCTCTCCCTTTTTTAAGGTTTCATTGAACGCCAACACTTTCGGCGCGGTGGCTACTGGTAACTCCAGCCCGATGTACATCTTCTTATTCATTGATCTCCTCCTTGTAATCGATTCTCTTCTCTCCGTCTTCGGCGGTTATGAATACAGTGCCGTCATAGCGCTTCCAGAGGAATAGATCCTCGTCGCACTTGAAACAATTAAGTGAGTAGTAATTGAGCGTCTCCATGTTGAAGCGGTCATTGATTACGTGGTTGCACATCAGGCAGGTAATGCTTTCTATATCGGCGGTGTCGTATGTGTACATTTCCGCAGCTTTTGTCTCATTATCCATTTGTAATATCTCCTTCAATCTGACTTGTTGAATATTCTGCACTTTCGTAAAATCCGTCCTCGGTTTGGACATACGGTTCTTCCAATTGGAGCATGATCGTGTCCATAAGATCCTTCTTCTCTGAGGATGTGAGTCCCCGATCAGCGAAGAACGAGAGTGTGATTGTGTATTTAGCGGGCATTATGTGTCTCCAATTCATTGATCCGATTCTTCAATTGCGCCCAGAACTCCTGAGCGATTTCTCCAGCAGTTTCTAGATTCGGAATGTCTCCGACGAAATCGTTATGTACACCGTTGTAGGTGTATCCGATATCAGTCTCTTGGTCGACTCCGAAACCAATCCATTTCTCATCTTCGGCATAACCGAAAGACTCTGGAAACTTGTAATAGATATCCAGATGTGATGTCCATCCATAGGCAACCCCTTCGCATTCGGCGGGCGATGAGGCACGTAGGGCAAGCAAGATCTCAGTAAGAGAGACATGATTCTTGCCCTTCTTGTCAAACCACTCGTAGTGATTCTCTGGCTTTGCATCCGTCTCGTTACAGGTTGGGCAGATGTTCTGAATTCCGTCCCAGATAACTTCTGATAGGCACTTCTTGCATTGGATCACTTGGTGACCTCCAAACGGTAGAGATTAGACTTGAAGACTTCAACAATTTCGGCAACTTGCTCAGGTGTGAGGTCGCCACCATCCCAGTCAGTCGAGGCAAGAAGTGTTTCTTGATCTTCGCCACCCTCCTGCCAGTCAGATTCGAATACAACGCACTCAGCGTTCGCACCAATTGCGCGAGTCTTATCTTCTGAGACGACATATACCACCATGCAGAAACCGCCAGTCTGGGCGACATGGCACTCAATACCCTCCTTAGCGAGAGCGACTGCAATTGAGTTAGTTTCGCCCAATGCGGATGAAGAAGATCGGCAGGTATAGCAACCCTGACCGTCTACGATGTGGGGATGTTCAACGAAATTCAAGCAAGGTGCAGAAGTAACGTGATACTCCACTCCTTGCACTTCTACGACGTCTTTTGTAGGGGAAACTGCGCCCGATAGATTCGTCATTTAATGCCTCCTACTAGAGAGGGATAGAGGATTCCCTAGTGAGGCAAGCCTAATTTATGTATAGGTGAATAGATACCATTTAGAGCGTGATATAGGTCACATACCCCCATTTAGCCATGTGATCTGCATCACAGCTGAACTCTCTCATCATGATAGGAGATCGCCGAAGGCGTCTCTCATCTGGTTACGCGACTGCTCTCTCTCTTCTCTCTCTCCATAGTAGCCTTATCGCTTTGTCGACATTTCCAGGGGCATTGATTTTGTAGATTTGTCGACAATTTGTTTCACGTGAAACAGTGTGACCTGGATCACACCGGCCGCAGTGTGACGAATCTCACATGCAGCTCCGGGCGTGTCGAGTTGACAAGTCTCTCCACCCTATCCCGAAGGGATAAGGGGAGGGTGGGTCAACACAAACATTTTTCGAACACGTGTTCGAATAAAAAACCCCCAGCGGATCGGCGCTGAGGGTTCTCGTTTTCCGAGCGGGGGCAAGGAAATCTATTCTTTGGGAGGATCCTCGTCGAATCCTACTGGGATGATCGTCAACCTATCAATTCTCTTCAAGCCTTCGATCAGTACGTTATTCATAGCCTCTTCAAATTCATTCTTAGGCTTGGTCATTCTTCATCCTCCCCATCTAGAAAAGCTTCTAACCGGAACGCGTCGATTACGAATCGAGCGGGAACCTTCTTCTCCCCACGCCATTCCACGCCGTCGGGAAGATCAATCTCCTTCTCCCAATCATCTTCGATTAAGATCGAATTTAGCGCTTCGATCGCGACGGGAACCATGTAAGAAGGAGGAGGAGGGTAGAGATTACCCGCCATATGAATGGCAACCCCTCTTTCTAAGGTAATGCCACCAATACCGCTTGCCAATTCTTCTGCAAAAATACGTCCCATGATCTTCTCCTTATTTCTTAGTAATTGAAAATAGAATATTAGTCTTACCTTTAATACATAACCCGCACGCGACGCACGCGCCGTTTAGATCTATCTGACCACGCTGTTCAGGACACATCGCGCCACGCTCACCAATCGACGCTAGGCGCTCGCGTCCTGCTTCGAAAGTCTCATCTAACATCGCCAATCGTGCGCCATTCTTAAGCGCAATCTTAGCGAGCGCGAAATTATCCTTATCAGTGGAGAAATAGAGCGCGAGATTATCAATCCCCTTAAGTAATACCGTCGCGCGAATCACGCGGGTATACACCCAAAAGCGGACGTCGGGATGACTTTCAATAACATGACGCCATGCGCCAATATAGGTGTCTGAGAAGAAATCGCCGTCCCAATGGATACGGAATAACTTAGCCGAACCCTTTCGCTCGCATTCAGTAATGAAATCAATAATCATGCTGTTAAGTAGATTAGTGACGTGATCCATATCGGCGTCCTTAACCAAATCCCAATTATGCGTGAGATTAATCTTGACCCCTTTATATATCTTCTCCAACTTGCCCGCGTAGCAGACTTTCGAGCATACACTTGTGGCGCTAGGGCATGAATAATTTAATCCTGCAGGTAATCCGAAAGAGTTCGCAATGCGTACCCCTCCCGACGGTGTGAGTGAGTTAGCAACTTTCCTGTCCTTACTAGGCTTCAGTGCCATGTCCATATCTTGCCCCCATATCTAATAACTAGGAGAGTACCTAGTAAGAGAAGTCTCTCACTCTCTCTCTCCAATTCATACCATTCTGCACGTGATACTAGTCACACTCTCTCCCGAGCTGGTGTGACCTGGATCTCATGTGACGCAGCTCACTGTGACCGGCCTCACAATGTGAGATAAATCACATGTGATCTCTCTCACACCCTATCCCGAAGGGATGAGGGGTGGGAGGGTCAACACAAACATTCTGGCTTTGGGTAATGGCATTCCCCTTATAAAAAAATAACCGCCCGCGTGATGTATCTCACACGAGCGGTTACTTGACAATCTTTAGGCGTGGCTTTCGTCTGTCTCATGCGGTAAAAGCTCTAGGTACTCTTTGCCCTCAGCTCGCGCCTTTTCGTACTCCTCGTATTCGTTCATGCGTCTACCTCAGCCCGGTCGAACAGGTTCTCCCCTTGTGGGACAATGGAGTAGAAGTCTGCTTCATTACCCCCACCAATTGCGTTGCCCACTCCTTGAATGAATCTCAAGCTGCAGGAGTTGTCCCACCAATCCATGACCGTGGCGTACATCTCTTGTGGATCCAGGTCGGTGTGAATTGGATCATACTCATACTCCCTCATCTTCTCGACCTGCTCGTCAGTCATGAGGACATAAATCTTATGGCAGGTGTCCCATGCAATCCCCTTGGCGCTCGCAAGCATTTCTCTCAACACGTTGTCATTAGTCATTGCATTCTCCCTAGTAGTTGTTCTTGTAGAAATCGAGCGCCCATGAATACAGTGCGCCTTCGGTTAGTTCAATTTCTTCAGTGTCGGTGAAGAATTTGACGGCTATCTCGCGTTCTTCTATATCTTCTTGAATCTGCACGCCGTCCGTATCGGTGAAGAATAGGGACATGAGTGCGAATCGGTTCGGTCCCTGCTCAGCGTACAGAATCGGGTTCGAGTCGTCCCCCTTCTCCCGGTTTTCGTCCGTAATGGCGAGCACTTGTGCGTTGCGTTCTTCTATGAGTCCCTGGATCTCAGACATTCTTCTCTCCCTTGGCGAATGCTATGGCGTAGGTCAGGCGATAGATTTCTCCATACGCTTCAATCACGCCTTCCCAATACTTGCGCTCCATGGAATCCATGGCTTCTCCCGACTTGTCTTCGTCCGCTTGCGCGAGGTCGAGTTGTTTCTCTGCTTCGAGCATGAGTGTCTTCAGGTGACCGTGCAGGATATCCGCGCCGTCCATTCCCAATTCGACCATTCTCTGAAGATAAGGGTCGAGTATCAGATTGTCGCTAAGCATTCTTTTCTCCTTTGATTAGTTGTAATACTTGGTAGAGCGCCTTGGCGCGTCCCTGAAGTTCGAAGCGATCCAGGGTGTCCTCGTACTCCTCGAATTGAAGCGAGGAGTCGAGGTTGCGAAGTCGGACATTAGTTTCCACTAGCAGGAGCGTCACGCGCTCCTGCAGTGAATCGGTTCGCGTTACTAGCATTAGTTGTCAGTCCACTTGAGAAGGTGCTTGATTTCAGCCTTGATACGTGCTGGCGCTTCAGGGTCGACCGAATTGCGCTTGGTGAATGCGCTTAGGTCGCCGAGAAGATACGAGAGCACACTCACGGCAGAATCCGCATAGAAGTTGTCGCGGATAGACTCAAGGGTCTTGAGAGCGTCAATATTCATGCGAGCATTCATTGAAGTGACACTTACACCCTTTGGGAAAGTGTAATCGCGGTCATACTGCTGGCGTTGCGCCGTGGTTGCTAAGCCTTTCCAATTGGCTTCAATTTCGTACGCAATCGCGTACAGTGGACGGGTGGTTACTACGTCTTCCATTTACTGCCCCCTCTTTCGTTTAGTTCATCCCGTTTGGGACATGTCCAAACTTACACTCTCTCTCCGACATTTCGAGCATTTCAGCGTGTGTCTTTGGTCACATTGACCGGCCGTGACGCAGCTCACATTCTCTCTTTGTCAAGTACCCGGACGTGTGATGTCTATCACGTGACCTGGATCTCATGTGATCTCTCTCACAACAACTCCCAACGGGGTGGGTGGGCCAACACAAACAATTAGGCATCGGGAAATAATATTTGGCGCCCTTAAAAAATGTGCGCGGGCACACGAAAGCCCCAGACCGTAGAGACCCAGGGCTTCATGTTTTAGGAGGCAACCTAAAGTTCGAACTTCGCAATCAAGTGGTCGCGCCTCCGCATACTAGGCAGGTACTATCTTCGATAGGAGATTCACTCTCGCACGGCTCACACCATGACCACTTAATTTCAGGAAAGTTGCGCGATACGAAATCTAACACGGCGCTTTGCCCGCCTTGTTCATACTTCATAACGCATAGGTTGTAGATAACGCTAGTCATGGACCTCACGCTCCTTAAACTCTCCGTCGGTGAGTTCGATAACTGAGAGGGCGTTCTGTCGGATGAACTTCTCGAACTTGTCATCTCCCGGTTCGACCTCCTCAATTTCTAAAAGAGCCTTGATACCAGCGTTCTCGTCGTCGATAATGAAGATAGCGCTGTCGGATGAGAACTCCCACCAATCTCCGTTTTCGTTGCACATGTACAGAGTCATGCTTCAACCTCCACTTCTTCTCGGTCGGTTACAATTATGGACAGGTAATACTGAAAGTCCGCCAATATGTCCGCTTCTGATTTGTACTCATCGGACTCGAATTCATAAGTGAGTGATGCTCCGCTTCCCTCGTGGATAATCTCCACTTGGGCGGTGTGTACGGTTTTTGTCTTCTTCATTCTTCCATTCCTCCTAGCCAGTTTCCTTCCGAGCCTTTTTCGCCACAACTTGGGCAGGTGTACTCAATAGAGTCTGTTACGTGTTCGTATTCCGCGAGTGTTTCGATTTCTGTCTGGCACTCCTCATGCCAGACAGCAACCGTAAAATATTCCTTCATTAGAGCGTGAAGTTTTTCTTGTAGTCCCGGTACTGCTTGGCGGTGATGTAGAGGACGTTAGCCGACTCGACCCAACCGTCCTCAGTATCCCAGCCGACTCCCAACTTACTGGTGATGGCGTCCCGTCCTTGGTATCCCTCATCAATGAAGGAGAGCACGGCGCCGTTGAATCCGTACTGAATCCAGCCACGGCGGGGGTTTCCGTTCGTGTCGTTTCCAGCGTTAACGCGTAGGAGAAGGTTCATTTTTTCCCCCAGCCATAAGAACACGCCCAGCCTTCATCAGTCTGACCGCAATGTGTGATGTGTTGGTTACTATTGACCCACGAGCCGAGGGAATAGATACCAACGAGGAGAGCGAGGTAAGCGATAGCCACCACCACCCGCCCGCGTTGTGTGAGTTTCATAAGGTTTGCCTCCTTGTGTGAGGACGTTCGCCCCACTAAGAGCAACCTATACCTCCCGCCATGCGTGGTCAAGCACCAAACACGCTCAAGTGACGGACGTCACATGTCGCGTACGTCACACGAACAGGTGTTCGAGCTGTGAGCTACGCCACACTCCGGGAATCAACACCCCCCCACCCTTAAATGACCCACGCCACACAAACGGGGCCAGGTTTCAGTAATAGGTGTGATCTAGGAATCGAGATAGTAGCCTTTTGACTGTGAGGTTTTAGAATCGGCCTGATGAGGTTTGGCGCCCCGTGGTGAGGTTTGACTGTGAGGTTTTGGCGGAGGTAAGATCGTGGGATGCTGTACATCGATGAAATTGATCCGAATGATTTCGATCGGCAATGGCTGCTTGTTCAGAAGATTCTCAATCCTCCAACAAGAAACTATTGTCTAGCAGAGAATAGACGTGGTTACCCATGTGCTAGTGCACCACTACCGGGAGGTAGTTACTGTAAATCCCATGAAAGGACAATGTCATGACAAGAGAAATTATCAAGGTATCGACGGCAAGTGAGACTGTGTATCTACTCGACATGGATCGACAGGAATTCATTCGATGGGCATCGACGCACGCTTCTCAGTTGGAAAACGACGGGGGTTGGCATCCATACGACGCATTGGTCAATATCGCGGACGAAGAGGCTGGTCTACAGTTTTACTGGACAGATATCGACGGCAAGCAACACCTTAGGGTCAGCACTCCTATCGAAGCAGTTGAGACCATAAGAGTTTCTTAAAGAGTAAACTTATGGCATGACCCACAACCACGATAGCCATAAGCGAAGTTTGCTCAAGACCCTGAGCTGGTATGCCTGCCACCTGACCGTGGCTACGGGCGCGGCATGGGTAATAACTGGATCTGCCAAAATGGCAGGAACCATCGCGTCATTTGAGATTATCTGGGAAAGTGGACTATTCTATGGTCATGAACGTCTCTGGAGTAAAATTAGAAAGAAGTGACCCATGAGCCTACTAAGCGCCATGTTTGGCATGCTTAAGAAGCAGTACCCAGATCCAACCGAAGTTATCTTTGTTCCTTGCTCACACTGTGGGCATACGTACGAAACTAGCCGATCCAACCTACGAGCGCAGAACCACTGTCAGGAGTGTGCATGAAACTTCTTGGAATAGCCCTTCTCATCCTATCCGGTGTAATCATTACCTGCGTCGCGAACTACGTTATTAGATACGTGCGTGAAGGTCGCTACTGGTTGTACTTGCAAGACGAATTTGATGACTTTGACTTGGACATCGAAGTAGAAGATTTGTTTGATATCTAATGTGCCATATATGTGGGTCATCGGAAAAGACCGAACTCTACGGTGTAACGCACCTATACGTCTGTAAGGACTGTTGGATCAGGGGCCCGAAGGAAAAAGCATGAGGGCGACCAAACTTTACGAAGCGTTTTGCGTAAAGTGCAAAGATACAAAAACAATGGTCAACCCCTACGTGCGCCTCACCGATAGCGGCCGCGAGGTCATTAAGGGTGACTGCCCCGATTGTGGGACGGGAATGAACCGTATTGTCAAAAATGAAAACAATATAAAAGATCTTCCCAAATCTCCTTATCACACAATTTCACTCGCGCATTACGGAACTGCTAAGGGCGTGCTTCCGTTCACCTCATTAAACTGGTATTCGATACTTTCACAAGATACAAACGCGACTCCTTATGTCCCTGCTAAACTTTCATGGCGTCAGCGCTTCTGGCACTGGTTGCACAACTTATCCGCAGAGCATGTAGGGGGATGTGGTTACGAATGACATATGACTGGCATGCTGAAGAATGGTCAGGTAAATGTGGCGCCTGCGGCGTTGAGCTCTTTGCCCCTACCAAGGGCGAATATCTACTTCAATATTCTATCCATACCCATTCGGATAAGTGTCTAGGAGGCTGGTAATGACTCACGATGAATTGCTGGCAAGAATAGATGCTTGGAATGAAGATTATTACCAAGCACCGCCGCTTTATCATGCCCTCCGTGCAGTAGTGGAATTACATAGGCCAAGCGAAGGTCCAGATGAATACGAAAACATTGGGTGTGAAGCGTGTGGGCTTGATTCTGAGTATATGCAGTACAACCAAATCTATCCCTGCCCAACTATCCAAGCAATTGAGAAGGAGTTGGGATGAACCTAGACGAATTAATTTGGCAATGCGGAGATTGCGGTAATACCTACGAATACTCAGTTAAGTATTGTGTTAATAACTTGCTCGATAAATTAGCAG